TAAAATAAATAAAGAACAAACAAACAATAACGGCGCTTTTAAATATCGCTACTATTTAGGTGATAAAGAACTTAAGAAAGACGCGTTTATAAAATATTTACGTTATATCATAAAAGATAATAACAAGAACTTTTATAGGGAACTTTATAACGTTTATAACGGCGACTTTATACAACATTATAAAAACGGTTATTATGATTTATTGCTAGACTTTAAAAGTGTAATTGACGAACTAAAGCACGCCGGCGTTATTTATAATTTTAAAATATAATGAACGCGTACGACGTGAAAGTGGGCGGATAATATATCCCCCATTTTTTTATTTATATATTATAATAGACAAGAGTAGGCAAACGCCCTCTAAGCGTTCCCCCATTTTCCCGGCGGTATGTTATAATAGAGTAGGTATGATGCGACTACTAGAAAGCGCGCGTGCGCGCAAGCGTTCCCCCATTTTATTTTTTATATGATATAATAGAGGCGGTATGATGCGAATATTCCCCCGCGAACCCATAACGTGCGCGTCCCCCATTTAAATTATATTATTATATAATAATAATATAAATTAAATGAAATGAGGTTTTTAAAATGAATATTGAGGAAATGCTAAAACAAATTGAGGAATACAAAAACGGGAATATAAGTAATCAAGAACTAACTGATTATTTAATGAACTTTGGCGCTGACGCTTACAGCAACGGCGTAGATAACGCTATCAAGAACGCTAAAAATAATATAAGCGTTGAGGTGCTAGCAAAAATAATCAATTCATATAATAGAGGACTTATAGGTGCTAAAAGTGTTATACAATATATCGTAAATATGTTATAGACTGGCGAACGCCAGTTTTTTTATGCGTAAAGATTAGTCCCCCATTTTTTTATATGTGGTATATAATATACGTGAGTGGGCAAGCGCCCACCGGATAGTCCCCCATTTATTTTTTTATGTGGTATAATAGAAGTGATACCCTAAATATAGAGCGTCGGCGACGCCGACCGTCCCCCATTTTTTAAAAGTGGTGGTATAATAGAGGTGGTATGATGCGCGTATTTATAGTGCGAAAGCACGTCCCCCATAATATAACGCCGGTGGTATAATCATTATGTAATCAAATGAAAGGACGTGTTAAAAAATGATTACATCAAAACATATAAAATATAATGAAAAAATGCTTATCCCAGTATATGATAACGCAAAAAGTTATTACAAAAAGGCGGTTATAAGAGATTATAAGAACGGCGACGTGGCATACAAAAAAGAGTTATTAAGTTATGATACACTTGTATGTACTATCGAGAACGGCACTTATCATTTAAACCACGATATTAGAGAAGACTTATTATTAAGTCGTACGACCGTTAGACATATAAGAGACTTTTTATATCAAAACAAAGGTATGTTAAACAATGATATTTCGTTATATGGCAAAAAAGACATATTAAAATATGAAGGACGCTAAAAAGCGTCTTTTTTAGTGCTTAAAAAGCATTCCCCCATTACTAAAAACTAGTAGTATAATATACTAGAGTGGGCAAGTGTCCAAATGGCATTCCCCCATTTTAAGATTTTTGTGGTATAATAGAAGTAGCGCTCAAAACTCAATCCCCCATTTAAAAATTCTTATGATATAATAGACAAGAGTAGGCAAACTGCAAAATGGCATTCCCCCATTTTTTAAAAGTTGTGGTATAATAAAAGGTTTAGGCACTCAATTTTTGTGGGTGCTTTTTTGTGTTCCCCCATTACTAAAAACTAGTATTATAATGTAGTCATACATTTAAAAGAAACGCCCCGTTGTAGTAATACACGGACGCGTCCCCCATATATAAATGTGGGTGCTATAATGTATATATCAAACGGCGATAAACCCACGTGAAATCGTAGGTTATCAACCACTCCCCCATTAATAATAACTAGTGTTATAATTAATGTGTCAAGTGGAAGAAACGCCATTTGAAATATAAAATATACATTCCCCCCATTATAAAATATGGGTGGTAAAATGTATATAGCAAGTGCAAAGTTTTTAATAACATTTTTAACTTGCTAACCAGCGTTCTTTGTAAAGTAGTCTATATCAATGTATAAGTTTTGGTTATGCCAAAGTGACGTATTATAACCATGAGTTATAGACGTCGTCGATAGGTTGAAATAGTACCTAGTGACTATATTTAATCAAACGTCATAATAGCGTATTCAAAGTAGGTTATTATCCAACTAGTAGATTAAATTGTCACCGATTAGATACATTTATAGTACTAGAGCATACGCTCGCCGTGACCTACCATAAGTAGCGCGTTTCCTTAGGGAAACTCCCGCTTGATACGCCCGGTAGCGTTATAAGTCTCACAAAAACGTACAACTTATATTTCGTACTAAATTGTAATACCCACTAGCATAAGATAACGCTTGCGCCGGTATATCTTAAAAATATAAACGTGGTGTGTCAATTTGTTAAGTCCCTATATTATATAAGGCAAGCGGTATAAGTCGCGCTATAAGTCACGCCGGTACTCGTACCATAAGTCGTGCAATAAGTCGCGCCATAAGGCGAGTGTAAGTCCGTTGTAATATAAACTTATCAAAAAGCACACAAACATATATTTTTATTATATAGGGTGTTATGTGGTATGCTAGTCCTACACGGGTGTAGTACATTTTATACGCGTAAAGTGGTGTATCATTGTAATCGTGATTATAATTTTACATTTAACACTCTAAACTATAAAATAGAAAAACACGTGATATAGGTATTTGCTAGTGGGTTGCAATTTTAATTTTAAACCATATTATAGCGGTTTAGTGTTGTTATTATCATTTCATTATTAAAAAGTGGCGCGAGTAGACGCTGCAACCTCACTTTGTTGATTATTTAAATTGATTATTTTAACACGTTAATACATATATAAACTTATTCTATTTTAGCATTAAACCGCTACAATATGGTTTAGAGTTATAAGTAAACCATAATCGCGTGTCCCCCATTTATGGTGGCGCGTGATAAAATATTTTTAGAAAACGAAAGGAAAGTAAGGTGTTAAAATGGAAATTGACGAAAAATACGAAGATAGAAGACTTGAAGAGTTGGAACGTATAGACGCGTTCTTTACAAAATTTTACGGGTTTAGTGCGCCAGTTTATAAAAAAATAGATACGGCGAAGACTAACGACATTTATACAATAGTATTTAGACATTGCTTATTTAAGAATAGTGGCACAATTGAGTTAAAAATACCACGCTATTTATACGACATTGTAGATACATACGTATGTGGTGTTGAAGACCTAGAGACTTGTGTTTACGACGACATACTATGGCATATTACGAATGAGTTAATGAAAAAATAAGAGGTGACGTGTATGACAACATATTTAGTTTGTTATTCTTATCAAATAAACAATAATATAAAACCTTGTAATATGTATTACAACATTGGTGGTAATGGTAAGTTAACTAAAAACGAAATAGAGCATATTATAGACGTAATAGTAAAAGACGTTGGAACAAGTAGAATTTTTATACAAAATATAATTAAATTAGATAATTAAAAAAAGTCCCCCATTTATACAAAAATATAGTATAATAGGTGGCATAAAGAAAGAGGAAATGAGGTTTAAATTATGAATAATACTTATACTGATATTTACGGAAATGTAATATCACTTGACGCTACAAGTAATAGCGTTGAAACTAATGACGGAACTGAAAGACCAGTCGAAATGGTACATTGTGAACTATGCGACGCGGAAACTAATAAAAATGGTATGGAATATTATAGTTGGCATAGATTTGTTGCTGGTGGAACTAAATATGTTTGTAGAAATTGCTATAACAAGTATAGAAAACTAGATTATAGCGAAGAACATAGCGTACCATTTGTAAACGAAGTAATGGAAGACGAAATAGGACACGAAGAAGAAATTTTTAAATATGGTTTTGAACTTGAAACTGAAATAGCAAGTGACGCATATTATAGACTTACTAACGACGAACGTGCGTTATTGACAATTAAAATGCGTAAAATGTTTATCGACACAATAGGTGGTAGAGTTGCAAGTGACGGTAGTTTATCGAACGACGGACACGAGTTTATTTCAAACCCTAAGAGTGAAAGACGCTTATATAAAGATATGGAAGAATACGGAAAAGATTTTTTAGAAGAAATGTCAAGAAATAACTTTGTATCACACAATTGTGGACGTTGTGGACTACACTTTCACGTATCAAAATGTGGTTTTACTAGAGAAGACTATGTTGAAAGAATATTATGTATTTTAGATAACTTTAAAGACGAAATTAAAAAATATAGTAGACGTAATAATTTTAGATGGTGCGGTTTTATAAGTGATAAAGATAACTGGGAAGTACCACAACCGGACTTTCAAGAAGAGTTTAAGACTACAAAATACTATAAAGATAATATGGAAAGTATTAGCGGAAATAATCACGGAATGGCGCTTAATATTAGACAAGGTAAACCAACAATTGAGTTTAGAGTTATGCGTGGTACATTAAAATATGAAAGTTTTATGGCATCATTTGAACTTATTAAAAATATTGTAGAACTTGCGAATAGTGGTAAAGCACTTGACGACATTACTTGGGGTGACTTAGTTGTAGGCGAGTTTGCTAGACCATACGCCGAAGAATATGAACTTACTGACTATGATAAAAAATGTATTGATTATACAAACAGCATAGCGCAAAAACTAGAAAAGAAACTAGAATACGAAAGAAAAATGTTAAAAGTACTAGAAACTAACGTACGTACATTAATGAACGCGGTTAAGTTTGATAAATCTAACTATGACACTATTGACGACGTTTGTAATAGAACACGTGACAATATTAATGAGTTATACGCACTACAAAATTTTGCGAATGGTGTTAGAACTACACAAAACGCGATTTTATCTAATAGAAAATATTGTGACTTTTTAAATAATCTTAATGACGCTTTAAGTGCGCTAGACGGACGTAAACGTAGTACAAAAATATTAAAGAATAAAATTGAAAAAATTAAGAAAGAGTTTGACGAACTTGGCGTTATGAACGCCGGTTCTTCAAACTAAAATTAGAAAGAAGGTAAAGATATGTGTATTATAATTGCAAAGAAAAAAGAAGATAGACTACCAACAAAAGAAGAGTTAAAAAATTGCTTTACAATAAATAGAGACGGCGCTGGGTTTATGTATGTAGACGACGGGTACGTACATATTGATAAAGGTTATATGACATACGACGCGTTTGAAAAAAGATTTGACGCGTTATGCAAAAAATATAATGACTTTAAGAATAAAAGTTTAGTTATTCATTGTAGAATAGGTACATCAAGCGGAAATATACCGGAAAACACACACCCATACCCTATTACAAGTAAAGAAGAGTATTTACACGCTTTAAAAGTTAAATGTAGTTTAGGTATGGCACACAATGGTATTATACCGGGTTATACACCTACTTGGGCGAACCCTACAACAAACGACACACAAGAATTTGTAATGAAATTTGTTTATGAGTTAAGAAAACGTTGGAATGATTTTTATAAAAATGAAAAAATGTTAAGCGCTTTGGGTAGAATAACAAACTCACGTTTAGCGTTCTTAGACACTGACGATAATGTATATTTAGTTGGTGACTGGGTGACTGAAAAAGGTTTAAAGTTTAGTAATAGTACATTTAGAACATATACGTATAACTATACTGGTGGAAAGTATAGTTGTGCGGACTATTTCAATGTTGGAACACCTTATCATTCTAAGACATTTAAAAATAATACTAAAGTTGAAGAAGTTGCGACATATAAAAAAGACAATTACGAAGACTTTGCGAAAAAGACACCTACAACAAATAGCGATATACCATACTCTTTTAAGGGTGCTTTAGGTGGCGACGAAATAGATAACGAAGACTTTATTAAATTAAAAGGTGGCGACTTAATATATGTTAGTACATACGTTGGTTGGCGCAAAGTTGGTATATTAGACGACTTATATTATAACGTAAACGACGGAAACGTTTATAGATATTATAAAAACGGCGACGTTTATAGATTACTTTATGAAAACGTATTTGCATATAATAAAGACTTTGAATTATATGACGACATTTGTAATACAATTTTAGATAAAGTTGACATTAAAGACGGGGCGCTTGTATAAAGCGCTTTCGTTAAAATGTTCCCCCATTTTTAAAATGTAATAGTAAAATATATGTAGTTGAAAGGAAAAGGCAATTATGAATAGAGAAGACGTATTTAAAGAGTTAGAAGAAACTATGGTTAGTTATTTTAATACTTATAATAACGAAATAACATTTGTGTGGTGGTTAGGCGATAATGTTCGTAATCGTGAACCTAATTATAGAACTATTGGACACGAGGGCGAATTTATACAACTTTTTTATAATAGCGAATACGATATTGGTTTATGGGTAAATAATCAAAGTAGAAGATTTTATGTATATATGGAAACTAATGAATTAGAGTGTTTAAGAAGTATATTAGACGAATTACTTAGATTAAATGGTATGAGGAGAGCGTAATAAATGAATAGAGAAACAGCATTTAAAAACATTTTAGAAGGAATACGTGACATAGTTTATACTGGAAACGTTAATACTGATTTTATTTGGTGGGCAGGTAGTGACTATTCTTTAAGTAGTGGTTATACAACACTATATAGATATGGTGATTTAGCATTGTATCTTAGTGGACGTACACTTGTTGTGACTGGTACACAAGATAGAGAACTACATTGTATGCGTGAGTTTTTAGAAATATTACGTGATTATATTAGTAGACAATAGATAAGGTGGTGGAATAAATGAAAAACGAAAAATTAGAGTTTGAAATTTTAGATTTACACACTTTACGTGGTAAACGTAGATATAAAAAATTTATTGAACTAGACTTATTACAAAAAAGACTAGACGAATATAAAAAATACTTATCAAATAGTATTAAAAGTGGCGTGTCACAAATGTGCGAACACAAGTTTGAAAGCGATAACGGAACTATTTATTACTATGATAAATATACAAAAGAGCAAATAAATAAAGATAAAGCAATTGAAAAGTTTGGACGTGACGCATTAGACGAATGTATTTCGACTATAAACGTTAGTGATAGACTTGTAGTGAAAGGAAAGTAGGTGGAGTATGTTAAAGGTCGTATCAAAAAATGGTAAAGTATCATTACGTGGTAAAGACGTAAGTAAAAAAGACATAATGAATATTATATTAGAGTTAATTGAGTTAAGTTATACTGAGTTTAATATTAAATATTCAGTTTTAATGAAACGTATAGCGGACGAGTATAGTAAGAAACTTGTTAGACTTGCTATGGAAAGCAAAGGCGGTGATGTAAAACCTAAGAAAAGATATAGACTTAGTGCAATTAGTAAAGCATTTTTAATAGGAATTTTTTGCATAATTTTAGGTATATTAATTGCATTAATTATTTTAGGTAAGTAGTGATAGTATGCGTAGAGACGAGTTAGAAAAAGAAATAAAAATATACGAAGATAATATAAACGCGTTAAGTGGTTTATTATTACATACGTATGGAACTAGGTTAAAAGACATATCAAAGTTAACAATTATAAAAGAATATTCTAAAAAATTAGAAAACGCTAAAAAAGAATTAGCAAAACTAGAAAAAATAAAAGTAGAAAATAATTTAGATTAGGAGAGTGATTATTGTGAATTTTTTAGAAAAAAGAATTAAAAAGAGTGGAAAAACAACTTATCAAGTTGCTAAGGAAATAGGTATTAGTGAAAGAAAGTTAAAAGACGTTTTAAAGGGAACTAGACAATTAAAAGGAACTAGACTTGACGACTTTGTTAAAGCGACAACAAAAACAAAACAAGATACCTTCACAAAATTAGAAATGGAAGAATGGTATAAAAATACCGATATTAAGAAATTAAGAATAGATTTTGGGTACACATTAAAAGAAATGAGTGGTGAACTTGATATGCCATTATCTTCACTTAATTTAATTGAGAATAGAAAACAAATACCGGGTAAATATTTAGAAAGATTATTTGACTTTTTTCACGACGACTTAAATAAGAAGACTACAAAACTCGAATATAAAACTGGAAAGAAACCTAAAATGTTAGATAGTTTAGAGATGGACTTAGACGCTAAACATAGAAAACACAATAAAAAGGTTGAAGAAACTAAGGTTGAAGATATTAATGAACTTGAACCAGTATCAAATAAAGACGAGTTAGTGTTTGAAGAAATAGAAAAAGCGGTTGAACCAGTTAAAGAAGAAGTAGTAGAACCAGTTAAAGAGACTACTATAGAACCGGTTGAAAAAGAAGAAGAACCAAAAGAAATTGTAATTATTAGTGAAGAAGATATTAAAAATGATAACGAAGAAAACGTTATAGAAGACGAAGACGTAGTTATTGAAAATACTATAAGTGATAGACTTGTTGACGTACAAAACGCACTTATTGATACTATTGTTGACGTAAATAAAGATAAAGAACTTGACGTAGTAGTACGTACAAATCTTATTTACAAACAAACAACAATGTTAATTGCAGTATTAGAAGAAGAACGTAAACAACGTAATAATTAAGTAGTAGGGTGGTTAAATTGCCACCCTATCACTTTATAGATAGGTGGTGACAACTTGGGTACATTATTCTTAATGTTATTATCATTATTAGTTTGTGGACTAAAATGGGGTATGAGCGACAATAAATAAAAGTAGGTGAATATTATGTTTATTGAATTATTAAAAAATAGTGAATTTTTAAAAGTTGAAAAATTAATTGTAGAACATTATGGTAAAGGTGTTAAAGCGTTGACTATAGCGAATTTAAAAGATAGCGGTCACTTTGTATATGACATATATAATGGTACTTATTTTAATTTTTATATGACTGGTATAATAAATCACCCCGCGCATAAAATAGAGTGGTATTTATGCGTAAATGAAAATAATGGGTATGTGTTATCACTTGCGGAAAGTGAATGTTTACAACACTTATTTGAAAAATTGAAAGAGCGTGATAATAATGAGTAGAGAAGAAGAATTTAAAGCATTAGAAGAAACTATGATTAATTGTTTATACGAACGATATAATATAGAAGATAATACTTTACAATTGTTTAGATACACAGTATATAACGACCTAAGCGACGGCGAAGAGTTATTATTTAGGGGACAATATTTTACATTAATATATGATTTCGAGCAAGATTTAGTAGTAGTAGGTGTAAACGACGCGGAAATTAATGATTTATATGCTATTAGAACTAAAATTTTGAAAGGAATATTTGATAACAATGACTAGAGAAGAAGAATTTGAAACATTAGAATTATTAATAAAAAAATATTGTTATCAATATAGCAATATTCTTAATACCTATTTAGATATATGTCACTGTGAATGGGACATTGAAGATATTTATAATGACGAAAGAATATTATTTCGTGGACGTTATTTTAAAATGAAATTAGATTGCGTATATGATTTTATTATAGACGGACTTACTTACGAGGAAGAAGACGATTTATGTGGGTTTAGATATGCATTAGGTAATTATATAACAAGTGAAGAAAGGACGTGATTTTATGTATGATTTAGATAAATCACAATTAGGAAGATTAAAGAAAGATTATTTAGTTAATATCATTTTAAATTTGAGAAAAGAAAACAAAGATTTACTTAACGAAATAAGTGATAGTTTATATAAAATGATAGACTATGCCGACGACGGAACATTAAGTAGATATGATAAAAATTATGAAACATTTTTTAAAGATTTAGATAAAGCGAACGAAATTTTAGAAAAAATTAATACAAGATTAGGAGAAATGTAATATGAAACTTTTAACAGTTAAAGATTTATATAAAGAATGCAAGAAACAAATGAATTTAGGAAATGGTGACCGCGTTATTATGATAAGTGACGACGACGAAGGAAATGGTTATCATTATTTATACTATTCATTTATGACCGCCGAAGAATTTTTAAAACCGGTTAAATATGATAACACTATCATTAGACCAACATTAAATGGGTTTGATAAGAGAAATGGTGCGGTTGAAAATACAATTATCTTAGGGTAGGTGGTGAAATAATATGGAATATATTTATATTGTATATCAAAGTAATTATTACGACGCTATTGACGGCGGTGACGCCACTGATATACTTGGTGTATTTAAAGATAAAGAACGCGCTTATAAACTAGCAATAGACGTTATACGTGCTAATTTAAAAGATACCGATTATGTTATAGACGACGAACGTAATGATTTAACACGTGATGGTTATGTTAGATTATTCTATAATAATCAAGAGAACTGGCGTGATTATTTTGAAATATCAGTTATTAGAAAGGTGGTGACATAGTGAAAACAAAAATTAGTAGAGTACAAGACGCAATTTTTAAACAAATCGAAAGACTTGACGACAATGATAATATGAAGAAAAACTCTAAAGAAGAACTAAAAAGAGCAAATGCTATTAATTCCTCCGCAGTAGCATACGTTAAATCAGTAGGTTTACAATTATCTATCGTAAATACTTCCGCTAAACTTGGTGTCGACATTGACGATTTAACTGACGCGTTAGGCGTATCAAATGAACCGAAGACCAAATAAGGAACTATATGATTTTTTAATTCAATATGCGAGTGATAGAACGGTCAGTGACCTTCTACCACTCGTAAATGAATTATTTGAAGAAAATTACGATAGATTACATTTACAAAAATACCTTATAAGAAATAGAATACCTTATAAGTATGAGTATCCTACAAAAGTTAGGAACATGAATAATCTACCTATTGGTAGTGAAAGAATAATGGAAGACGGGAGTATCTATATAAAAATAGCACACAATAGGTGGACTTATAAACAAAGATACATATATGAAAAACTATATAATGTTAAATTGAAAGAAGACGATTATATAGTATGTTTAGACGGCGACAAGACTAATTTTAGTAAAGAAAATTTATATAAAATGACGAGATGGGAATGTGCCCATTTAGCAAATTTCGGTCATTTTAAAGGTAAACCTGAGTTAAGAAAACTTGCTTGTGTGACCGCTAAATCAATAACTAAAACTAAGAATATAGAATTGGAGATGGAAGAATAATGGGTTATCGTAGTGACGTCTATATTAAAACGACTAGAGATGGTTATAAAAAATTAAGAGAAGAAATTAAAAAAGAGAATGAAAATGGGTTAAAATTATTAGATAATTATGGTACATTATTTGTTAATGATAAAGAGGGGACAATTACTACTGAATTACAATATATGAAATGGTACGAAGAATTTGAAGACGTTCGTGCAGTTATGAATGCTATTGATGAACTTAGTGATACATACCCTATTCACTTTATTAGAATTGGTGAAAGCGTTGACGACGTTGAAGAAAGATATTATTATCCGGACAATTTCAGTGGTGATTTTGATTGTTTAGAGTTTTATAGATATGTAAAACCAATCGGTAAAGAAACAAAAATTGAAGATTTTTTAAATGAGAAAGCAGTGTAGAAATACGCTGCTTTTTTTATACCTAAAAATATGATTTATCGAATAACAGTAAAAGTTATAAAAATTTTTGTTACTATTACACGATAAATTTTTACTATTAATCGATAAATGACTAAAAAATTTTTACTATTAGTCGATAAATTTTTACTATTAATCGATATGCGATTTAACAAATTGCTTACGAATAACAGTAAATTTTTATCGAATAACAGTAAAAGTTAAGTAAGTGATTTATCGTTTATCGATAAATTTTTATCGCAAAATAGTAAACATAAAAATCGCTATTTTTACTGTTTATCGATAAAAATGCACGAAAATTGCATAAAAATAGTGATTTTCCGTTGCCTCCGTTGCCGCTCCGTTGCCTTTCCGTTGCCGCGCCAAGTACCGAAAAAACGTCATTTGTTTAAAAAAGCAACGGAGGCAACCAAAAATTTAGAAAAACATTTTTAAAAAATTGTAGTTTGTTGACTAAGTGAAAATACAATTACAATTTTCTATATATATGTTGGGAAAAATGCGTTGCCTCCGTTGCCATTTTGCACAAACGCCGTTTTCACCTAGCCTCACGCGGCAACGCAAACGGCAACGGAACAATTTTTCTCCGTTGCCACGGTTGCCACTTGTAATTTTTAATTTTTTAACAAAATGTGGTATAATATAAGAACACTGACGATAGGAGTGATAACGTGGACAACTTATTTCTACCTTGTTGGGTGGACTATACAAAAAACCAATATAAATGGAATGAACCATTCTTTATTGTTGAGGTAATACAAAGACTTTACAGTGAACCGAATTTTAAAGAAGACGAGTATCCAATTATTGCAATACGTTGTAGACTTTTAATGAAATATATTCTAAAAGGTGATTTAAACGATAAATATACGGTTCTTAAAATAATAAAATTACAAGAGAGATTACTTGACGATTTAACTCATACAAGATTTTTAAAATTTAATAAAAAATATCATATATATAAATATGATTTTAATAACGCTTATAATCACTATAAAAAATATGTTGAATTTAGATATGGTAATAAGAATTGTTGACAATATACATTTATATGTGATAAATTTTATTTAGCATATAGTGTGTGCTTAAAGGAGTAAGGGAAGATGGCATTAGAAATTAAAGATTTAACTAAAGAGCAACTACTAAGCAAAGAATTAATACCACAAATTTTTGAAACCTATACCGATAAGGAAGAACGTAATAAAATATTAAGTGAAGTGCTAAGTGTTGCTAAAAAACACCGTTTATCTACTAAAATAAAACGTGAAATTTCAGCACAAAAGTTAGAAGACGACATTATTGAAAGTGGAGAGATAATTGAAAATTTAACAATGGGTATGAATGGTAGTGCTGAACCTACTATCGATAACTATTATTACATTATTACACACGATACTGATATTTCTACACATATTAGATATAATTTACTTTCAAACAAATTTGAATACTGGGACAATGGTTTACGTAGAAATTGGCGTGACGCGGACGACGCTCATTTACTTTCATATATTGAAACTAAATATCATTTTTATAACGATAAAAAATATTATCAAGGGTTATTAAAATCACAAGATTTTTTTGCATATCACCCTATAAAAGATTTAATTGAAAGAGAAGAATGGGACGGCGTTCCTAGAATTGATAAGTTTTTAACAACTATTATGAAATGTGATGACGACGATTATAGTAGAGAAGTGTCTCGTATGATATTCTATGGTGGTATAAATAGAATATATAATCCGGGTTGTAAATTCGACTATATGGTTATTTTAATAGGTCAACAAGGTTGTAATAAATCAACTATTGTTAATTGGTTAAATATATCTCCACAATTTTATAGAGAAGTACTTTCAATAGATGGTTCAAAAGGTATAGAAAGTATCGACGGTGGTTGGGTATGTGAATTTGCGGAACTACTTGCTATGGTTAGAGCAAAAGAGGTAGAAAGTTTAAAAGGTTATATAACAAGACTTTATGATAGTTATAGACCGGCATACGCACGTAATACCGTTAATTTACCTAGACAATGTATATTTATTGGTACAACTAATGAATTTCAATTCCTAGCGGACAAAACAGGAAATAGAAGATATTTACCTATAGAGGTACATTTAAAACAGGGAGAATTATTAAAAAACGAAAAGTTTGTTAAGAACTATATAATTCAATGTTGGCGTGAGGCAAAAGTATTAATGGACGCCGGGAAGACATACTTAGTAATTCCTAGTGAATATAATAATTTACTATTAGAACACCAAGATATGGCAATGAATGATGACCCAAAAGTTGGTTTAATTGCGGACTATTTAGATAGTAAACCATTAGGTTATAAAGTTTGTAGTCAAGAGTTATTTGTAAATTGTTTTAACGGTATTGTATCTAAACAAACAACTGGTACAAATAAAGAAATAGCAACTATAATGCAACACTTTAAAAACTGGAAAAGAGTTAATAGTCCTATTAAATTCGATAAGTATGGAAAGCAAAAATATTGGGTTAAAAACGACGAGATTTAATATCTTAACTAGAAAGGAAAAGAAATGGACAAATTTAAATTTATAAAAGAAATGTATATTGATAATAATTTAAAAATATTCCCATTAATGGCTAATGATAAAAAGCCACTTATAAACGCTTGGCAAAATGACTGCTCTAGCAATGTATTACAAGTGGCTTATTGGCTAGAGAATGCTAAAGATTGTAATATAGGCTTACCGGCTAACGAAAACAATCTTTTCATAATTGATATTGATATGCACGACGTAAATGGAATAGGAAATTTTAAGAGACTTTGTGACGACTTAGAAATAGACGAAATAAAAACTTTAATGCAATCAACACCAAGTGGTGGAATACATTTAATATTTAAAAGCGACGACGAACTTAAAAAAGTTGTTAATTCGGCAAATTGTTTTAAAGATTACAAAGGAATTGATATTAGAACACGTGGTTATATTGCTGTAGAACCTAGTGTAATAAACGGTAAAAAATATGAGTTTGATACAACTTACCCTATAAGTGACATACCACAAGAATTAAAGAAATTTATTTTAGAAAACAATAAAGAACAAGTAAGTGGTAGGTCTGATTATAAAAAACCTAATGTGGTTGAAAAAGGTTCTCGCGACATTGAACTATTCAATTATATATTAAATTTATATCATAATACAAAATTAGACTATGATGAGATAAAGGTATTAGCACATTATTTTAACAATGAAATATGTGTTCCTTCATTTAATGATAGTTATGTAGATTATAAAGTTAATAGAATTTTTAATACGCCAAGAAGTGAAGTAATATTTTTAAGAATACCTAGAAACGGAGAAGACGACAATGAATAATCAACAACCTAGTACATTAAAATTACGAATTGGTTATGACTGGGATAAACCTTTATTACCCGGTACAGTAGTTTGTTCTAAATATAATACATTTGATGGTGAAGACCGTGTTGGTGTATTTCTAGTATTATATGACGAACAAAGTGATAATCAACTTGCTGACGATAAAAACGTTATTGCTGTTAAAATAAGCACAAGAAACACTTGTGCGGGAAATTATTCAGTAGCAATTGATAGAGATTTAAATGATTTTTTAGACGAAGACTGTATTGTATGTTGTAGTAAAATACATACATTACATAAAAAACAACAAATTTACAAAGTGTTAGGTCAATTACACACATTTACATTTAAAAAAGTATTTCAAACATATTCACAATTTAATTCAAGTCTACAAAATCAGTTAATAATGAATTTATAGCACAAAAAAGGAGAGTTAACGAACTCTCCAAGAAGTGAAAAGAAATGTGGACAATGTGTTATGAATAAAAAATATTCTAACACATAATAATTATAGCATAAGAAATTGAAATTACAAAATGGGAGAAATGATATGTATAGACACAATGCAAGGTCACGACTTGAAGAGAAAGTTTTAATTGCTAGATATGATTATACGCATTATTTAGGTGATTACGGTCATATACGTGGTGATAAAGAACCACCTATAGACTGTAGGACGGAACACCCTATGATAGAATGGTATGAAAGAAAGGTTAAAGAAAAGAACATATATATGCGTGAAGTAAGAAGAAAGTTTATAGGTCTCGCAGAATATGTTAAATCATTATCGTCACCAATATATAACGTGCATTGTCATTTAAAATCATTTGGTTTTGTATGGAATGAAGATTTACTTTTAGATTTTTGTGATTATTTTGAAATACCTTATGAAATAGCGTTTGATTACTCGATTAACAACGACGTACATAGACTTGATATAACAAAATATACGGAATGGGTGAAAAGAATGAAAGTACAATATGAAATTGGAAAACTATGGGAAGACACTATTATTGATTACTATAATAACAAAGGTTATTTTGTTCATAAAATACCTACATTAAATAGTGGTACAGTATTTGATATTATAGCAATACATAACGGTGCAGCACTATGTATTGAATGTAAACATATACGTGGTGGAAAGTTATATTACAAAGGTAGTGGTTTAAGTAAAAAAAGTGATGAACTAGACCATTTTGTTAACACAACTGGAAATAACGTATATATCTATGTTTACTCTGATGTAGATGGTGCTTGGTGGACTACTTGGAAAAGAAGTAGTGAACTATTAAAAGAGAAAGGGTATTTAGAAAAGAGTGACTGTTTCCCTTGCAAAGTAGAGTTGCTTGGTGAACCTAAAGAGACAAAACTATGGCTAGATTTACGTTAACATTAATAAAAAAAGGAGAACCGTACGTTCGCGATTTAGAAGTTAACGAAAGTGAGACTTTTGATAGTTTATTAGATTTAAGTGATTTCTTATATCGTGATTATTATAGTGTATACAATAGTGTATGGCGCATTGAACGCTCACAAAATAGACGTGGTGGTATAAAAGATTATTTTAATTCTAAATATATACTAGGTGTAACTGGCGACGTACAATTTGGAGAACGCCCACAACACAAAGTTGTTATAGACGTTATCGACAAAAATGGCGCTATAATATTTTCATCAAATAAATTCATAGATGTTAGTAAATTTGTAGATATAGGGAATGAAACAATAAAATATCATCTAATACGTTGTTTAAAATGTAATGGTGAAAAGAAGTTTATATCGCCAATATATGGTGAAATAATCATAAGAGTAAAAGAGCAATAAAATGCTCTTTTTATATTGACATAATTACTAAAAAATGGTAAAGTTAAATAAAGTTAGGAGATAATATGAAAAATATAGGAGAATTTTTTATAGTATATGATTATACTACTGGGGGTTATGTGAATAGTGCTATGGGTGTTGGTGAATTAGCGAAAGTAGTGCATAAACGAAGAAGTGATTTGGAAGATATACTTGCTAAGTATCGTAGAAGTACTAAACGAGATAAACAATTAATTGTTAAAAATTGTAAGGGAAAGGAATTTTCAATAATATGCGAAAATGAATTAGGTGGTAATCGATGAAAAAGAAACATATTTTTATAGGCGTGTTAATAATACTTATAACACTTATTATTTATTATATGTTAGGTGCAGCAGTTGAAATAACTGGTAAAACTGATATAAAAGAAATACACAATTTAAAAATAACAACAAATGAGAAAGGAGACGTTAGCATTGATGGTAAATGATTTGTTAAACAAGTTAAGAGAACGTGATGATTTTCATAAGAGATGTGACTATTTATTAGACCACGCTGAAATCACGCATTTATTAGATTATATTGAACATTTACAAAAGATGGCAGGTATTACAACTGTTAAATGTAATAAATGCGGTAGTTTGGTAAGTGGTGATGGAAGAGGTACTTATATTTCTTGTAAATGTGGAGCAGTCGCTGTAGACCAAACTGAACACTACACAAGAATTATTGACAATAAAGAAGATTATGAGGTGGTATAAGTGATACACAAACTATTATGTAAATTAGGTATTCATAAATACGAAGAAAGAGTATATGTCAATTTTTATTGTAGTAGAAAAGTAACAGGGACTAGTGACATTTATAAAGAAAGAATAAAAGATTTTGAATTATTTTATAAATGTAGATACTGTGGAAAAAAGAAAGAAGTGGAATAAATGAAACAAGAAATAGAAGCAATAATATTAGATTTAGGCAATTACGCTAGTAATGAAAAACCACAAAGAAATGAACACAATGTAATAATTCCTTTTTCATTACATTATACTGATGCGAATTTGTTGTTTAGTTATATTTGTGAACTTGAAGAAGAAAACAAGAAATTAAAAGAAGAATTAAAAGAAATTAAGAAAGAAGTAAAGTAAATGATAAAAATTAAAGATTATATATTTAATGAAAATGAAATAGTTAAAATTCAATTTGATGATGGCTCAAAAGAAATGGAAATAGACCACAAAAACGGAGATATGACATTTATAGATGGAACATTTGATGATATAGAGTGGAACTATGGACAAAGTAATATCAAAGAAGATGAGTATATTGAATTATCAAACGAATATCAAAAACTATCTAATAGAAATGAAGAACTTGAAGAAGAAAATAAGAAATTAAAAGAAGAATTAAAAGCACTAAAAGGAGAATAGATATGAAAGAAAGAAAAGTTGAAGTAGATTATGTAGAATTTTTTGATGGAGGTATGGACATTTGGTGGTCAGGAAATATTGGTTTTGGGCACCTAATTGTTTATACTGTTAGTGGTCAAAACGAAAACGAAGAAGTAATTTATAAAATGGATACCGAATGTATGGGTAAAGAATTTGTTTTAGATATAATGAATAAAGCAAAAGAATTTATTATACAAAAGACAAATAACTTACCTAAACAATAATCATAGGAAGAAGGTAAATGATGAAAGCAAACGTTTATAGATTTTTTGAAAAGCCACCTACAACAAATAAAGAAAAGCGAATTGGTGATATATGGATGGCGAAAGTAAAGTTTGGTAAAGGAAATTTTTATAAACCAAGACCCGTATTAATTATAGATTATGTTAAAGATAAATATTTATGTTCGTACATAACAAGTAAGCCACGAGGAAAAGAAATACAGTTTAAAGGAAATGGTTTCACTAAAAAATATGACAAGAGTTATTTAACATCGAAGAAAATGCTCCTTTCCGAATATGATTTTTATGAACTATTAGAAAGAGGATGGAATAAATATGTTTAGTTTATTATTATTTATATTCTTACTATTTATATATCCACCTTTTGCTATATTATGGTTAATTATAAGATTATTTATAGCGTTAGGTAGAATAGGTAAAAAGTAGGAGATATTTATGAAAACAAGAATTAAGGTTGCAGCGATTATTGCAATTATATTATTAATTCTAACTATTTTAGTACAACTAGGAGGAAAACAATGAAAAAGAAAGAAAGAGAAAAAGTTAGAGAAAGACGCGAGGAAGATATTTCTTTTATTCGTGATGTTATACAATTAACAAATGTTAGTAAAATAGCACGTGATTTAAATATAGACCCCGCTAACGTTATATATGGTAGAACAACATTTGATAATATTGAACGCGTTAGGGTAACATTAGAAGAAAATTTAAAGACATTATTAGGAATTGATGAAAATGAGAATAGTGATAAGTAATGTTATTCAAATATTTGAACCTACACAAAAAATAGTAGATTACTGTAAGTCTCAACTTGTCGTTAAGAACCCAGAGTACAATAAAAAAATACAAATGGGTTTCTTCACTGGTAAGACACCTAGATTAATTCATTTATATAGTATAGAACAAGTTGGGTTAGAAAAATGTGTATGCTTACCTATAGGTTGCTTTGACGATATTTATAAACTATACCCTGATAGGTCGTTATATACCGATTACAGCGTCTCAGTTAAACGAAACATACAAAGTAGTATAGTTCTAAGGGACTACCAGAAACCTTGCTTAGAAGGGCTAAAAACGGCTTTTAACGGCATATTCCTTTTACCTTGTGGTTTAGGAAAAACTGAGTGTGCATTAGCGTGTGCTCATCATTTACAACAACATACGTTGTTTATTGCTCATACAAAGGACTTAATAAATCAAGCAAAGTCCCGTTGTGAAGGTAAAATGAAATGTACTACTTCCGTTATTTCGGATGGTAAAATAGATACTAGTGGAGATATAGTGTTTGCAACGGTACAAACATTGTATAAAAATCTTGATAAGATACCACAAGACGAGTTTGGTTTAGTAGTCTGCGATGAATGTCATCATTTAGCAGCAAATGCAAATACTGTGGCTATGTTTAGAACATCTATTGATTACTTTGCGGCTAGATATAAACTAGGTTTAACAGCAACTCTACACCGTGCTGATGGTTTAGAAATATGTATTCCTAAATTGATAGGTGAACCTATTTATGAAATAGTTGAAGAGGGAGAAAACTATGTTGGTATGTTACGTGGTAAACGTGTAATTGAGTTTCCTAAATCTCAATTTCAAGTTCCAGCAAAAGTTCACTTTGTAAAAACTAATTATAAACTTTACAACGATATAACAAAGCATTATAGAGACGTATTTGATAAAAACGGTATGACACTTAACTTTTCAAAGTTGATAAATGATATATCGTTGGACGAAGAACGTAATAAGTTAATAGTACGTGTTGCAAAAGAGTGTTGTGTTGGTAGTACAATAATACTTTCCGACCGCGTAGACCAATTAAAATATTTAGAGACTGTTATACCAAATTCTATTGAAATAGACGGTGGTACAAAGAAAAAAGACCGTGAACAAGCATTAGAAGACGTTAAAAATGGTAAATATAAGGTATTACTTGCTAGTTATAAACTTGCTAAAGAAGGTTTGGACTGTAAAATATTAACAAATGTTATATTTGCAACACCGGTTAAAGACCAAGCGGTTGTAATACAAAGTGTTGGTCGCGCGCAAAGACCTTATGAAAAAAAGGAACTTGCTCACGTATTTGATTTAGTTGACGATGTTAGTATGTTAAAACGTTTCTTACAAAAAAGAACGTCAGTATATAGAAAAAAGGACTGGTTATAATGAAAAGAAAAGTCTATGTATGTGACTGCTGTGAGAAGAAATTAAAAAGGGAAGATACTATTAAAATACAAGCGTGTGTTTTTGGTGCTACGAAAAGAGATTTATTTACTCCTGTAAAAACACTTGTATTTTGTCAAAAATGCTATTATACTTTATTTAGTACATTATTCAGCAGGTTTGAGCACGAAGAGTACTAATACATATAGAAAGGTAATAAGAATATGGAAGATTACAAGGAAAAACAAAAGAAGTATCGTGAAATGAGTAAAAATTCAATCAAGTGGTTTTGGGTTAGTAAATTACCGGATAGAGTTGTTAACGGAAAAGTTCAAAAGAACCCTTTAAACAAAGGAAGAACTTACGTTAAACCTAAAGGAGAATAATATGGACGTATGGAAAATGGTGGTAGAACCACTTGCTTGCTCGGTTGTAATATTCTTTTTAGGTATGCTTATAATTACACTATGGGACTGCCTAATGAATGCTGTAAATGAGTTTAAAATACATTCAAGACAACGAAAAGTAGCAACACAAATAAGCAAAGATGCTGTAAAACGCTTTAAAGAAGAATATAAAAAGATAAAGTCTGACCCTGACTTTAAATAGTAAGGTGATAATATGAAAGAAGAATGGAAAGATGTTGTTGGATATGAAGGACTTTATCAAGTTAGTAATCTTGGGGAAATTCGTTCTTTATATAAATATAAAGGTTCTAATGAAAGGGTATTACATAAAATAATAAGTAATAAGGGTTATTATGTTATTTCATTAGTGAAAAATAAGCGTAAAAAACAATATCGTGTACATCAATTAGTTGCAAATGCGTTTATAATTAATGATAACAATTATCCAGTTATAAATCATATTGATGGAAATAAGTTAAATAATAATGTTACTAATCTAGAATGGTGCACTGTTTCACATAATAATAAAGAAGCATATAGAATAGGACTTAGTAAACCTAATAGGGCAATGTTAGGAAGAAAGAGTGAAAAATGTCCTAATAGTATTCCAATAAATCAATATGATATGAATGGTAATTTTATTAGAAGATGGAATTGTTCATATGATGCAATTAGGGAACTAGGTTTACGTAGCAATCATATAGCAAATTGTTGTAAAGGTGACCGTAATTCATTTGCTGGTTACAAATGGAGTTATGCTAATGACATTTAATGATTTACTAGATAGACTTTATTTTGCTGATTTTGAAACATTTGCACACGATTGGTTATTAGTATGTATAAGTTATAGGACAGGTGAAGAAAAGATATTTCATAACTGTCCTAGAAACGATATATATGAGTGGTTAAATAAAGAGAAACCTATATTATGTGGTCATAATTTTTTCTATTATGATAAATACATATTAAAAGCAATCTTAAGTGGTTTTACACCAGAAGAAGTTAAGGATGTTAATGATTATATCATTCACGGTGGTCAAGGTTTTGAACTAAATTATGGTGAAGAACGTGCAGAATTACCTCCAATATGGGACACTATGCAAGATATTGTGCCGGTAAAGTCTTTAAAAGAGATAGAAGGGTGCTTAGGTCTTGACATTACTGAAACAACTATACCATTTGATTTGCCAACAAAATGGACAAAAGAACAATATGAAGAAGTGTTATATTATTGTAGAGCGGATGTAAATGCTTTACGTCCATTATTTGAGGCACGATTAGATTACTTTGAAACTAAGTATGATATATGTAAATTAAGTAATATTGACCCAGCAACTAATATAGGGTTAACAAATGCTAAACTATGTGCTAAATTCTTAGAGGCTAAAAAAGTCGATAGGGATGATGAAAGAGATTACACAATACCTAGTACTATACACACAGAATTTGTTGACCAAAGAATTTTAGATTTCTTTAATCGAATTCACGATACTTCTATTCCTAGTGAGGTTTTATTTAAAACCAAATTAGAAATGGAAGAACACGGAATGCCAACCGTAGTATCGTGGGGTGGCAAGCACGGAGCATTACCTAATTTTATATTTATTCAAGAAAACGAACCAGAAATGGTGGTTATAAACTGTGATTTCGCATCACTTTATCCCCATCTTTTAGCATTACCTCAATATAATTTCATATCACGTAATATAAAAGATAAGAATGCTTATGCTAACACATTAAAGCATAGACTAGAATTAAAACATCAAGGTAAAAAGAAAGAACAAAAAGCCCTTAAATTAATTCTTAATACAACTTACGGATGTGAATTGAACCAATACAATGATTTATATGATGCTAGAGGTGCTAGAGGAACTTGTATTACTGGTCAATTACTAATATCCGAACTAACGGAAAGGGTATTTAGAGTTGGAAACGTACAACTTATACAAGTCAATACAGATGGCTTGATGGTAAAATTACCTAGAAGTGAATTGGATGAATATTATAAAGTATGTAACGAATTCTCTAAGAATTGTGGAATAGAATTGGAATACGATATTATTACTAAAATTATTCAAAGAGATGTAAATAATTACATTATGTTATATGATGATAAAGGAAAACCTAAAATTAAGGCTAAAGGTGGTTGCTTTAGTGGACTTCCTAATTTATCAATACAAGAAGATGGCGAAGTTAAAAGTGAATATGAAGTCGATTTTAGGCAAAATTCTTTAGTTATATGTGCTGAGGCAATTGCTAGAAATTTATTATTTGATACACCAGTAGAATATACAATAAATAATTGTAATGATATATCTAAATTTCAAATGATAACACATCTTGGTGGTACATACGAAAAATGTATTCTTGAAAATAAAGATGGAAGTTCTATTGAACTACAACGAAACAACAGGGTTTACGCTGGTAAAGAAAAAACTGGTAGTATGATATATAAAATAAAACCTGACGGTAGAAAAGATAAATTAGCAAATTGTCCAACAAATCCAATTGTTGATAATGATAATAAGATTACTATAGACAAAATCGATAAGAAGTGGTATATTAAATATGCAAAACAAAAAATAAGTGATTTTGTTAGAAAGGGAGAAATATATATGGAAGACAAATTAAACACACTTAAAAAAGGAGAATTAATCGAAGAAGTTAAAAGACTTAATGCAGAGTTAGAAAATGCTGGTGTTAATGAACTCAATGGTGAAAACACAGTATCAGTTAATTCTCTAAACGTTCATCAAAGAATAGATTTATTAAGACGTTCTATGAAAGATTATAATTTTATTCTTGATAAGGTGCTACCTTCTAACTTAGGTGGTGGTGAATATGTAAGTATTGAACAATATTATCAAGCAATGCAAACATTATGTCCTACAGTTGGACTAGATTTCCACTTTAGCGTATTAAGAATTGATAGGTTTGATATTGGTGCATTTAAACCAGCAACTGGCGCACCACAAAATATTGCAACTGTCACTTGTGAGATTATTCTTACAAACTTAGACGACACTGACGATAGAGAATACTATACTGAAGTATCTCAAGGAAGTGACTCAATTGATAAAGCGGTTACTAAAGCATCTACAATGGCATTTAGAAACTGGTTTGATAAAAACTTTACACCTAGTAAGTTTAACGGTAAGGTAGTAAACTTTGGTGATAATGATGTTAATATTTCATTTGACGACGTTGTAATTGATAGTGAACCTACTGAAAGTAAACCAAAAGTATTTGTTCCACCAGCAAAGAAGGAAGAAATTAAGCAAGAAATAGTTTCAACTCCTCAAAAGAGCGATAATAACGATGAAGATGTTAAGAATTTAACAGCATTAATCTATGAATATCGTGATAAGTCTGGTGATAACACTGCTGGTGCTAAAACATTAGATAAGTTATTCGCAAACGAATTAAGTGATGCTGAAATTTTATCTAAGACACTAGCATTCCAAAACGCATTAGATAGTTTAGGAGAAAAATAATGAGTAAAAAATGGGACTACAGTGAAGATAAAAAACGAATAATTATAGAACCACCTAAACAAAGATTAGGTATAAGTGGGCATAGACTTAGTTCGGTACTTGGTTTAAACAAGTATCAAACTAAGTTTCAAGCGTGGTGTGAGTTAACAAAACTTGTTAAAAAACCATTTGAAGAAAATGAATATATAATTGCTGGTAGATATGCTGAACCAAAAATTATTCAATATGTCGCTGAGCGTTTCCCGAATGTTATATCAATTGAGCAATACTATGGAAATGTATTTGATGAATATAGATATAATAATTTTAAAGACGATAAACTAGGCAACATATTTTCAGGAGTAATTGATGCTGTTTCAGTTAAAAATGACGGAAAAACAATCGCAATGATTTGCGAATGTAAGACATCAAGCAAGCCACAAGATTGGAATAATAATACAATACCTGTTGACTATAGTCTACAAGGAGCACTTTATTCTTACTTAAAAGGTCTTGATAAAGTGCTGTTTGCTTGTACATTCTTAGATAAGATGGATTATGCACATCCGGAAAATATACAAGTAAACGATAACAACACTATTCTTAGAGTTGTTAAATTAAATGAATTAATATTTGAAGTAGATGGTGAGTACTTAAACATAGAAGGATGTATTCAAAAAGCAATAGACTTTTGGAACACTTATGTATTAACTGGTATATCACCTGAGTTCGACGAAGAAAAAGATAAAGAGTATCTTGATATTATTCGTGCAACTGATGCTACGAAAGATAACGATTTGTCTTCGGTATGTAAAACAGCGTTTGACTTATCACAAGAAATAAAGAAATTAAAAGAAGATAATAAGATTGACGAAAAAGAAAAAGAATTAAAGAAGTTAAAAGAAAGTATTAAAAATAAAATGATTGAAACAAATGTTGTAAACTGTGATAATTTATATAAAATTACGGTTAAACAAAGTGAAAAATTCGATGAAAAGAAATTTGCTGAAGAAAATCCTGATTTATATAATAAATATTGCGTGACAACAGTTTCATATACATTAAATGAAGGGAAGATTGAAAATGGAAATAAAAATTAATTTAAATAGTAACTTTAAAACAGTTCAAGAAGGACAAAGAACTCTTGAAATCATTGAGGCAAAAGTTCAACCATCTGGAAAACCTGAAAAATTAACATTAAGAATGAAGGATGTTGAAGATGGTGCTACACTAATGAACACTTATAATTTTAACAATGATACTAGTTTATGGGCAATGGGTATTATGTTAAATACTGCATTAGGTATTGAAGATGGTAGTACATTTAATACTGACGATGTTGACTCATTAGTTGGTATTAAATTATTATGTGAAGTAACACATAGTGAATATAATGGTAAAACTTATGCTAATGTTACTAAAGTACTTGAAAAAGTTTCAGGTAGTACTTTTGAAGAAATTGAAATAACTGCCGATACATTATATGGAAGAAATGCAATTAGTTCTGATTTAGACTAATACATCTGGACAATGTGTTATACAAATAAAAATATAGAACTTTATAAAGACATTGTTAAAAATGCTGATTATTATACATTACATCCTTTTGATACACCGAAAATAGGTAAGGACGATTTAGATAAAACATTTGCAATGTTTGTTAGAGACCCTAGATATGGTCTTGGTTACAGAGATTTAGGAAGACACTTAATGCGTCAAGCAGATGTGTCTCCTAAAAACATTGTAAAAGCCGGTCGATTTGATGATTTATTAGAATGTAAAACTGTAGAAAGTATGAATTACTTATTATCAGAATTGATAAATGGTAATACACTTGCTAGAAAATGGATGCCTAGATTACACGGAGCAAAACGAAATTACGCTAAAAAGTTCTGTAAACATTTTGATTTAAGTGAAAAAGATTATAGAGAGTTAATAAAATGCCCGGAAACAATTGAATATAAATTATCGCATCATTGTGATGATATTGTATTCAATCACATCCCAAAGCAAGCGATAAAAAAATATAAATCGGCAATACATAACAATGAATTATTAAAGAAATCATTTGACGAATACGTAAATGATGTTAAAAATGGTACTAAAACATTAGTTGATACTACTAACTATACACTTTCCTCCGATAAAGTGTACTATGATATAATCAATTACTTAGTAAATTATAACGAAGTAATTAATAATTAAATTGTTAAAAGGGCATTACAGCAGCCTCCATACTATATTAATAATAAGTGTATTTGATTAAATTAATTAAAATGCACCTCCTTTCTAGATAAGAATGCTTTAAACTTTAATTACATACTGCGTCAATATAATGACGCGTTGCCCTTTGTTATTTTTATTAGCACTCACACTGCAAATTTAAACCTCATTATATATTTGTTTAACGATTTATTGTTTAACTCGTATGATATACGCAATTGTAAAAATAATTCTTTGAGTGCTGTACTAAAACTAAGCGCAGGTTCCGCGCGACAGTTTATGAGATATACATTTTTGTATATCTTTTTTATTGCAATATAATATAACATCTGCTATACTTATTATAAGGAAGGTAGAGTTATGAATAATAAGAATTCAATGAATACTGAACCACTTGATAGAAAATTAACTTTTTACGGAATATGTGAATTTATGGAAAGACGACAAGAAATAAAAAAAATATTAGAAGAAAAGACACCGAATGAAATATTAATATATAATTGGTATATACACTCTACACCATTTTTAACTGAGAATTGGCGAGATATACTATGGGACTATCTTATGGACGATATTAATGAAGAAACAATTAGTATCCTTTATAAATGCTACTTACAAAAGAAGAAATTATCCATCGATGATTTTGAGATGCACGAATAATATTGTATAATTAATATAGATTGGAGGGTTGAAAATGACTACTGAATTTTATGTAGTTGGTTATAGTGATTTTAATGACAACTTTTATTTTGTTCAAAAAGTAAGCGATAAACTAGTTACTGTAACTGTTGATGAAAAACAAGCGGTTAAGTTTAATAATGTTGACTTAGCAAAAGATTGCTTAAACGTTGTTGAAAACATTTCATCAAATTCAAATTACGATGTTTATAGATTAGTTCGCTCATTAACTAAAGTTGAAGAAGAACCAACAAACAATGAAAATTCCAGTGAAAACACTGGTGACGGTACAAATTAATACCAATCTATAGCGCACAATGTGCGCTTTTTGCATTTTATTGTAAATTGTTGTATACTAAATGTAATAAACAATAGGAGTAGTGATGAGAAATGATTTCTATAAAACACAATGAAGATTGTATTATAATAAGTGGACATTCTATACCTGAGGTATGTGCAAGTGTATCGTCAATAATGTACACGTGCGTTAATATTTTAGAAAAAAGTGATGAGAGTTGTGTAGGTTTTAGTGACAATGGAGACGTTGTTACAATAAGTTTTAAAAAGGATGATTGGTTAACAAAAATTGTAAAAGATGTTTTTTTAACTGAAATATTAGACCTTGAAGAAACATTAGAAGAAGAAAATAAGCGTGATTGTTTAAGTGTGGAATATATTAAGTAGGGGTTGGTTATATGAACGACATAATTGCAATTATTTTAGCGGCTGCTGGGGTATCTACTGCTGTTAGTACCATAGCAAATCACGTTATGACATTTGGTAAAATAGGTAATAAAGCGGTTAACAACTATGTTGACAAGGCTTTATCACCACATTTTAACAAGATACACGCCGAACTTGATACAATTAAAGACCAAATTAACGAGATTAAAGACGAAAATGATAAAAGAGAAATGCAAAGATTACGTTACGAATGTCTAAAATTCGCAAGTGATGTGCGTAAAGGTGTAAAAAAAACACCTAGGGAATATGAAGAAATTTTTAGAATGGAACAATCTTATGAAGTATTAATTAAATCTCACAATATTAAAAATGGCTTTATGGTTGAAGAAATGAGATATGTTCACGAGAGTTATAGAAAATTTTTGTAATTATTGTTGACAATTTTTATGTAATATACTATTATATACGTAGGTGTCGAGTAGATACCTTATTAAACCACTTTTCAGTAGTCAGTTAGTAATATTCTAACTTTCTCCTTGCACTGATAGTTCAACGGCAGAACGATGGTCTCCAAAACCATATATCTTGGTTCAATTCCTTGTCGGTGCGCCATTAGAGTGTTAAATAGAAATCCTATCTCGTAACTATAAGTAAACACTCGCTATCACTTTTAGTGGTAGCATAAGGTAGATATAAAAAAGAGAGCAGTAAAAGGTATGGATAAAGACTAATTACCTTTATTCCTGCAGGAGAGGACTATTCTAAGACCACCATAAATAGTCTATAGGTGGTTGAAACCTTATATCTATCTTATGGTGCTACTAAAAGAGCACTGATTGGTAAAACTAAATTAAGGACGACTGCTGCTTTAATTAGCAGCATAAGGTAGATAAAGTTATCATTTCAATTATGATATGGTTGGGCGTGAAATCTCACATTAGTTTAAGCGGCAAAACATTATCTATCTTATGGTACTAATTAAAAGAAAGAGGTGTTATGCCTACCCTAAATATGTTAGTACCATTGTAAACTTGTGCTGATTAGGGAGATAATAGCCCCTAATCGATATAGCATTACTCGCCCTTGAAAGTATAGGGCTGCTATTAAAAATTGTTATTGCAAGAATAACTAAAGTGCTGTCTTAATTGGCAGCATAAGGTAGATATATTATAAAAAAGCGGTATTAAAGACCTTGATAAGAAACTTTTGAAGCCTTATCAAAACACACTTTGCAAAGGGTATATCTATCTTATGGTGTCAATTAAACAATAGAAAGAAGAGGTGTTTAACCTCCTATCAAACCACTATTGGCACCGTTTCATATCAATTTTATTTTTAAGTGTACTTTTGAGTCACCAACTCAAAAGGTGTTACCGTTTAATTGGTAACATAGAGTAGATATAATACGGAACTTACATTTTAGATGTAATCTATCAATAAGTCTATAAGCAATAGTTATATCTATTCTATGGTGCTAATTAAAAGCACCAACTTAGAAGTTCGTATATGATTTGCTATCATTTAATTGACAGCATAAGTTAGACAAAGAATAATAACTCAAAAGTTTTAGGACTTAGAGTTCCTAGAGGTTGCGACTATATAGGTTTGATTTGTCTATCTTATGGTGCTAATTAAATTTTAAGGAGGTGTGAGTACCTCTTTTATTTCCTAATTACAAAGTATAAAGCACCAGTATCGCTCCTATGGTGAAGTAGTTATCATGCTGGGTTCATACCCCGGAGTCGCAGTGCAAATCTGATAGGAGCAACCATTTATGGGTGTGGCTCAGTTTGGTAGAGCGTCTGGTTTGGGACCAGAAGGTCGCAGGTTCAAATCCTGTCTCCCGTACCATTGTCTCATAGTTCAGTTGGTAGAACACGCGGCTGTTAACCGCGATGTCACAGGTTCGAGTCCTGTTGGGACAGCCATTATTGACGACTGGTGAAATGGTAACACACAAGACTTTGACTCTTGCATTTTCAGGTCCGAGTCCTGAGTCGTCAACCAATGTCACAATACCCAAGTTGGTTAAGGGGCTAGACTGCAAATCTAGTATACGTAAGTTCAAATCTTACTTGTGACTCCATTTCTAATTTAATAGCATTTCGTGCTATTTTTTATTTGCATAAAAATATGCTATAATATAATAAAGGAGATGGTACGAAATGGGAACTGAATATATTTTAGCCATAGTTGGTTATATTGTTTCTATAATATTAGGTTTTGCTGCTAAAAAGTTTAACTACATAGATAAGCACATTATTCCAGTACAAAATCTTACTATTGGTGTAGTTATGGCAATTATTGAATACATTATAACAAAGGACTTTCATCTTGCAGTTGGTCTAAGTGGCTTGACTGCTGGTGGCGCATTTGATATAATTTCAAACTTAAATAAGTTAAAAGATGAAGACTAGAGGAATACTTATGGAAATACAACAATGTAAATATCAATATGCTAAACCACAAAAGTATAATGGTGAAACAAGAGGAACAAAATATAACATTGAAACTGAATGGCATCAATACTATAATGCGGAATTCAGAAAGAATTATTTCATTGAAGATGAATTAGAGTTCTTAAAGGCTCTTAGAGAAGACTTACAACACGAATTAGATGAATTAGATAAAGATATAAAGAGAAATATAAAAGTTCGTGAGAAGGCTTTAAAATAGGTAATAAGGAGGAAATTATGAGTAATTTTATAAAAAGAACCACTGCTCCAACAAGTGGTATGGAGTATTACGGTAATAAAAACCCATTTACTGGTGGAAAATATGATATGTTTAAAAGACATCCACTATTATTAGGTAATTGTACTCATTATTGCTATTCCAGAATGAGTGAAATCATAGGTAAGAAAAGCAACCTACCCGGAAGTTCTGCGCATCTATGGATAAGAGATGCTAAAAATTACGTAAAAGGAACTACACCAAAGTTAGGTGCTGTTATAGTATGGAAACATAGAGGAAAAAACAAAGGACACGTTGGTATAATTGAAGAGATTAAAAGTAATGGTGATTTAGTAGTTAGTATGAGTGGATGGAATTCATTCTTATTTAAAACTCGTACTGTTACAAAATCATCTGGATATGTTTATTCTGATTATGAACTTTTAGGTTTTATTTATTGTCCAATCGAATTTAAACAAGAAGTTGAAAGACCTGTAATAAGACAATCAAATTCCAAGAATTATAAAGCCGAGGTTAAAGAAATTCAATCTATATTACGTGCTAAAGGATATGTCAATGTTAAAAATGGTAAATTAACAAATACACTTATTTCAGCGGATGGTATCTGGGGCAATAATACCGAACAAGCCATTCGTAGATTTCAAAAAAATTCTAAAATAGCAAGCGATGGAATAGTAGGAAAGAACACTTGGGCTGCTTTATACAAATAAAAAGAGGCATTAAACCTCTTTTTTAATTATCAATTTTCCACGCACATCTCATAACGTAATCACTAGGGTCAAACGTGTCAACGATAATTCCGTTAATGACCGCTGTAATATGAGATGTCATTGTCACAGCATATTTTCCATAAGGGTGTTCTCTTGCAAACTCTCCCACAGTTTTAGCATAATGACACTCTCTTTCATACCTTTCATCGAGATAATCTTCAATAAAAGGTACATCGCTAAATGTGTAACCAACTCGACTAGATAAATCACTTAATTCCATATATACATCTCGCCAATTTCTATCTGTTAAAACAGATAGAGCCCTAGCCGTACAATCAGAAATATGATTGTTGTTAGGATTAGCGTTATATCTAAAGTAAGCCATATTACATTTGACTTATTTTTTGTGTATATTCACGAATTAATTGCATTTCTTCTTGTGAGCCTGCTTCGCTTTTAAGCATTCTAACAAAATCTTCCATACTTTCAAGCATATATTTAAGACTTGTTAATGTTTCATTTTTTGCACCGTAATTTCCTCTGTTGTATTCGTTTCTACCGTCTTCGTATCTATCGTAATGTTCTGACATTCTACCGATGTGTTCGTCTCCTCTGTATCTTCCCATAGAGTCTCTGTCGCGTCTTCCATATTCGTCTCTTCCGTAATTACCATAATTATTATAATTACCATAGTTTCCATAGTTACTGTATCTCATATTTTCCTCCTTTGCTTTCCAATATAATTCATTTTTAACATCTTTGTGTATATCAACTAATTGAAATAATTTATCAAGTGTATCAACAGTCATAGGTTGTTCAAGTAATTTAGATATATTTTCTTCAACTTTATCTATAACTTTTTCTTGAATAGATAGTTCATTAGTTCTTTCTTCTATTTTTTCGTTTTCTTCCATATAACACCTCTAATTAATTATTACTTCTTGCAATATTAAATGTAGCATTTGTTATAATAGGTATTTGTGTAGTTATTGGTGTTGTAGGCGTGCTAGGTGTTGGAACAACAGGGACACTCGCAATTGTAATAGATGTATCGCCTCTTGGGCATACTCTTATTTTTCTATTGAATGAAATTGTTTCGTAATCATCAGCAGCAGCGATTGTAACGGCTCTTACTGTATCTGGTATTAAAACACCATCTTCATATAAACCAATTGCTACAACTCCGGCAGAAGCAGAACTAACAGAAGCGCTAAAGTTTACATTGTAATAACCATTATAGTTATTTCCAAATACCTTAAATATAGGGTTTCCATTTTCGTAATCTAACCAACCACCATTTGAACAGTATGCACATCTTGTTCTAATACTTGTAGCGTCAAATGTTATAGGGCTAGAATTACTTGTTAACACAAGCGGCTCATTAATAATAGTTTGTATCATTGTATTTCTCCTTTCATAAAATAAAAGAGAATAGAACTATGCCTATTCCCTATGCTACCGACATTATTGTCGGTACCTATTAGCAAGTTCTCGTAATCGAGTTAGTTGTATTCAACTATATGCTATTAAATTAAACCTGTAGAACCACATCCACATCCGTTGTTATTTGGGCAAGTGAATATAGGTGTTCTTCCATATACTGGAGTTGATGGCACAGGGCAGTTAGATAATCTGTTGTATAATTGGTCTACTTCATTTGCAAAACCTTGTGCTATAAATGAATTTTGTGCAATTTGGCTTGCTTGTAAATCTTTCATTGAAAGTTCTCTTTGTAAGTCAGCAATTTTGTCGTTTTTAGCATCTACTTGTGCTTTAACGCCGTCTAATTCTAATTGACATAACTTATCAAGAATTGCTTGTGTGTTTTGTGTTGCGTTAGTAATAATATCTCTAGTATTATTAGCATCAGCAAATCTAGTAGCATTTCCTTCGTTTTGAACTATGTTTTGAGTTTGGCAAGTAGCAAGTCTATTTTCGCAGCAGCAATTTGCTAATTGACTACCTAAAGTGTTAAAACCTTGTAAAGTAGCGATTTGGTTGTTAAAGTTTTGGTTCATATCAGCAATTTGTCTATTATTTGCTGCAATCTCAGCGTTTGAGAAACCTGAATTAACTGCTTGTGTAACACTTGCTGTGCTAGAACAAATTTGGTTAGCAATTCCATATACACCATCTCTAACACCTTCGATTTGATTACTTAAATGTAATGTGTCAAAACCTGTGTTAGTATTTGACATTATTTCTTTTTGTCCGTTTGATAACCAAGCATATTCATTATTAAACGCGTTATTACCGAAACCACCGTTTCCACCGAAGCCACCCCATCCATTACCGAATAATAAAGCAAGTAAAATAATTCCCCAAATTCCTGAGTCTGTTCCACCAAAAATACCGCCATTGTTGTTACCATAGGCAGGCATTACTGGGTATGGGTAAGCATTATTTGTCCCTGCTAATTCAATTACTGGTTGTACTCCGCCGTTCATATCATCAGTCCTTTCTATAAGCCTTTTCCTAGCACGTAGACTTATTGGAACACTTAATGCTAGGTTAAGTGCTCCAATAAACCTACATATTAGTTAGGTTTATTTCCTATACCGTATTTAGATAGTTGTTCATTGGATATACCAAATTGATTAGCAAATTTAGTGAATTCCTTAACTTGTTCCGGTGAATATCCGTTTATAATTTGTTGTAAGAATTCCTGTGGATTTCCACCGTTATTTCTTAGAGTTTCGTATCTGTGAAACGCCTGTGGATTTCGTACTTTCATTTGGTTTATCAGTAGTTGTGTTAAGTCCATTATTACGTATCTCCTTTACTAGTTCTTCAATTTTAGATTGTAATAACTCTATTTGTATATCCTTAGCATCCTTTTGAATAATTTCTTCTAATTGATATGATTTTATTTCACCTTTAGAATTTTTTATCCATAAAATACTCATATCCTTACTAAAGTAAGGCGTGTCACCAATTACATATTCTTTTTCGACATCTGATATTGAGTTAGCATATTTTAGTGTGTTATTTGTAGGAGCAATTTGAAAATTTTGTGTAATTGGCACAGGTTGCTGAATTTGATTTTTCAACTTTTCTAATTCCTGTATTTGGTTATTTATACGTTCTAGGCTTATAGATTGTCCGTAAGCATTATACATATCTATACCTCCATAAAACTCAAGGGAGCGTGTACACTTTACTTAATCTTCCCTTAATTGTATTATCCCATAAACATTACTATCAAAACTATTTAATTTATGTTGTAAAAGTACACAATTTTTACACACGAAAAAAGAAGATTACATAATCTTCTTCATCTTGCATTTTATTTTGCGTATTTCCTTGTTAATTTTACTGGGACTACAGTGTTCTAAGTCTGCCATCTGAATTATTGATAAATCTCTCATCCTATAAGTTATAATTCTTTCTTGTATTTCGCTGAAATACGCTTTTTCTAAAATGTCTTTGAATTCTTCTTTCGTTAAATTTACTTTTAACATATTTTACATACATCCTTTATTTAAATCAGATGTGTCTCCTGTAAAAATAACAATGCTATAATATCATCGTTATTTATAAAATGCAAGCACTTTTTAAATATTTTTCACAAAATTTTCACAAACTTTTAATTGCACTAAAAAAGACACTTGTATAGTGTCTTTTTGACTGATACAGCCATCCCACAATTTAATTATACCAACTTTTCTTCAAGTTGTCTAATCTTTTCTCTAAGTTCTTCACGATGTTGCTTAATTGGAGCATATTCTTCTTCAGTGAACCAACCTTCCGAATATTTTATTGCTTGATAGTCAGTGTTAGATAGTTCATTTTTTATTTCATTTATCTTATATCTAAGATATTCTTTTAATTTATCTTCATCAGACAAACCTCGAACCCTCACACAACCTACTTTAAATTTTTCAAATTCTTCATTGTCCATATTTACCTCCTATTTAAGTGCGATTACTATAAGTCTACTCATTTCGTATATAGTACAATTACTAGCACTACCTCCATAATTATATCCTATTTGAATAGTATCGCCTTGATTAACTGTAAACATTGTATTGCAAGTCATAGTTTGAAGTCCACCATCTGGGTCGCCCAAATTACCATACCAAGTTCCATTAACTAAGATGCCGAAATCGTGTTCACCTGCATTAATACCACCCATAAAGTCAACACCAGTTGCTAAAACTAATACTTTGCTTACACCAGCACCAATTACAACTTTATTACCACTTCTTGTTAATTTAGTTCCTGTTACTTGTTTAGTTATATTTAAGTTTATTATATTAGGTGTCCAAGCAGTGTATGATGTTGTATATCTAGCACTTAAACCTATTTCGATAGCATCTCCACCTAATAATTCTACTATATCAGGTTTAGAATATATTTCTTCATTATCTACATATATAGAAGGTGTCATATAAGGTTCGTATGGTAAGGCAGTAGTTCCTTCGTTTATCATAAATGAGGTATTAATATCACTTTCGAATGTACTAGCACTTCCACTTGGTGCAAATGATAATAATAAATAATTTCCATCACTAACATTTATACTTCCTGATGAAGTCATACTTATTCTTGTACCCGTACTTCCAACAACAGGGTATGAATTATATTTACCAACTCTTAATAAACCATCTATTAGTAAAGAAAAGTCTCCACTTACATATACATTTGTCATATTTGTTGTATTAATAATTACAGTATAGTAGGAACTATTACTTGTAACAGTACCACTTGCATTTGGGAACATTTGCCCATATTGTAAGTTTAGTAAATTTTTACTCTTTAAGAAATTTACCCTATAATTATCATCTACTTCATTTCCTACATTTATTGTTTCAGTATATTTAGTTCCATTTAGATAGTAGCCATCAATAACATTTATTTTTCCGTGAATAGTTTGAGTATAATCACTATCAGCAAGTCCGTTTATACCCTCGTGATACTCACCATTACTACCTTTAAATACATCTCTAGCAATTGTACCATCTTCAACAGTAGAAACATAAGTTCCAAAACCAAGTAAACCTTGTGCATCGTAGAACTCTAGTTTTACATTATATGAACTTCCTGATGGGAAACCACCACTTTGTCCATTTTGATGAATACTAGCATTTGATATTGTCCATTGTCCAGTAGAACTATCGAAATAACAATTATTTAAACTTATTGGGTATAGTTGGCTATAAGCACTATCAGGTTGTCCTACACCTTTAACACGATAACCTACGGAAGCAATATCGTTTTGTACTCCGTTAGCACCAAATGTTCCTTTATACATTGTTCCAGTAGCATTTAATGTAACAAGTGTATCTATTCCGTTTAATCTATGTGTTTCAGACACATTTACAACTGGCTTAGTATATAGAACCCTTTTACTTGTAATATCTAATGTAGATGCACCTAAAGGCGATTGTAACTCACGACTATCATTTGCAAGTACTATTAATGAAGTACCAGTACCACCTGTTAATGTTACTGGGTTTGAAGGTGTTAAATTATTGTTCGTAACATCTCCCCATTTAGCATAGTAACTTGTTATACTAGCATAATAATCACTACTTGCAGGTGTATCTATTGTAATAGTTACATCTGAATAACCATCTATAACAATTTGATTATCGTTTGTTAATTGAGTTAAGTTAGCAACATAACTCCAATTTGCAGTTGGAAATGTTGGTCTTTCATTTCCATTTATTCGATATGTACCTGTTATACCTGTTGTTGTATGATTTCCATACACACAATAGTAATACAATGTACCACTTGGACTACTAGGTATTTGTTGATACAAGTCGTTTGTAGGTATTGCTATTGAAGCACTTGTACCACTTGTTGTAGCACTAGCAATAGTTGTTCCACTTGAATTATTTAATTTTACATAAACAGTAGTTTGTCTGTTATGTGGGTTTGATATATTAACTGTTTGAGTCAATGTTTGACCGAGTGTAATACTTTGCGGGTTTAAAGTCGTTACATAAGGGTAGTTATCAGTAGATGGCGTAATTGTATTACTATCCATCGTATAACCACTATCGGCTCTCTTAAAGTTACCTTTTAATGTATATTGAGTATTAGCAGTTAAACCTGTAAATGTATAAGTACCGCTTGTACCATTTGGGTTAGTAGTAGCAACTAGTGTACTACCTCTATACCATTTTATTTCGTTACAAGTTTGACTTGTACTCCACTTAACTTTAATACTAGTTTCATCTTTACTATCAACTGAAATACTTGGTTGTGAAGTAAAGTTATACTTAGCACAAGTAAACCATACTGTACTTTCTTTTACATAACCGGAACTATCGTAACCAGCCTTTGCAGTTATGTTAAAACCATCAGGAATGTTTGGTGATGTATATGTACCACTAGCACCTTCACTACTTATTGTAACTGGAAATACGTGATATCTAGAACCTAAATAGTCACCACTGGAATTATAACCACTTATTCCCGACATATCCCATACTTTTTGTCCATTTATCCAAAAGTTGAATTGATGAGCAGTTATCCAAGCAGCACTTGAACTATTTGCTTTTGCGTTCCATATATGCCAGTTAAATGTTTGTGGACCAACTTGGTCTACTTGAAAATAAACATAACGAACTGGATTATAACTGTCAGAACGAAGTGTTAATGTAATACTTTGAGTTGCATCAGCAAATCTTCGAATGTTTAATTTAATCATACATATACCTCCTTAATTATCTTTAAAGTACTCAATGTGGTGTTCAACTCCACCCCAGTTTCTATCTTCCATTACATACTTACCAGTAGCAATTGATTTAGATTTAATATCAGTAGTTTCAATCCCACTACCATCAAATTTAGATACTCTTTCACCTAAAGTAACTTCTTCACCATTAAATGTTGCTTTATAAACAGCAAATTCATCAGATGACATTACAGTAGCAAAATCACTACCTCTTGCTAGAATTGTTACACCTAATTGAGATAATCTAATAACAGTAGATACTATTTCATCACTAGCAGGTGACCAAGTTTGTTTTTCACCTATATTTAATAGTAAATCATATAAATATAAATAACCAGCATTAGTTGTAGTAGTTTCTATTTGTAATAACATATTGCTATATCTAGGAATGATGTTTTCTCCTACTACTTCTGTTATATCGTCAGTTGGTTCTAGTTCGGTTTCAAATATAACACTATTATCAGATGGGTTAATTAATTTAACAGTTGCTTCTGTAAAATCATCCATTTTATATTTAAAACTAAATGTATGAGCATTGTTAAGTTGTGTAATTGATATATTGTTTAATTCTGGTTTAGAAACCATCTTAGTATTCTTTAATTTTATTTCAGCATTACTTATAACAGTTCCTAAATAGTTTGTAGTATAAGATTTACCTAATTCAGTATGTTCACCTAAACCCTCAACTAATTCTTCAAATTCCCATACTTTATCAGTTAAAAGAAATGCACTATTCTTAATTAAATTGCTTCCACCTTGAAGTTGGAAGATATTATTTATCTTTTGTACATCCATTATTGTTTGTGCAAGTTGACTTTGTGTATCATCGCTTTCTCGAACAAGTTGAACGATTTGACCATTCATTTTATCAACAACATATTGTGTTTGTCTTAATTTTGCACCAGTATCGTCTTTGTATTCATGTGTTTGACCTGCTGATGAACCAGTTATTGATTGTAACGTTGATACGATGTAACCTGCGTAAGTATGCGTTCTATTAAATGGATAAGCATACACTACTGTTTCATCTAAATTTGTAAGTTCAATTAAATCGTCACCGTTTAACCAAGGATGTCCCATACTTTCAATTGTGACAGGTGTATATGTCATACCAAATAATCTTTCGCATCCATCTAATGCTAATAATCGTTTTTCAACGTCATAAGTAATAGGGTTATCATAAATGTATATTGCTGACTCAGTTTCAGGAGTATAGTCTTGTGATGTTCTATATACATTTTCTCCGTCTATATCTTTTAAACCAATAAGTACTTTATTAACAGGTGATACAGTGTCACCGTCTATTGTAGATTTTGTGTAGTCATCAATTGTTATTTGGTTATACTCATCAATATTTTCCATATCACCAACGGTGAAGTCATAAGTTAATCTATTCGTTTCATCAATTCTAGCCCACGAATAAGCAAGTTTTGCAATGTTTTGTATAACTTCTCTGTTCGTTACACCATCATCAAATGGATTTCCAAATATTACAAAGTCGTTATTAGTAAAATTAACATGAGGTGTACTTTCAGTTTGTAACACATCAGAAGTTGTTGTACTATCAGTAGTGTGTACTAATGTTGTTCTAACAACACTAGGTACCATATTTGCATCATATACAATATGTTTTTGTACAACTTCTGGAACACCGCCAATAAAGTTCAACATAATAACATCGTTTGGTTTTAATATAGCAGTAGTTGTGAATTCATAATAAGTACCATCAACTAGTATAGCGTAAGTATCTATTGGTAATTCTTCATCTTCTTTTACAATGTAAATATATGACATACCGTCTGATGCAGGATATACATTAACGTCTTCACATATTTTATTTGATAGTTGCATAGCAATACAAGGGTAAAAATCATCATTGTTTGTAAACGTATCATTAAATAATTTCGCGTAGTCAGCACATTCTATTTTTGTTTTGTCATCAGTATCACTATAATTTACTTTTGTTACTATAAAGTTACCATAGTCATAATAGTGTATAGGTGCTCCGGGTGTAGCCATAATTCCTAATTTAACGTTAATCGTTGCGTTTTCTAAGTTACAAGTTAAAGGTACTCCAAGTAATTCACAGTCGAACAATTTTTCAACAAATTCTCCTAAAAATCCAGTATCTGGAACGTAACGAAAATCTTCGTACGTCCAGTTACTGATATAATCGTCTTCTGTGAATATGAACTCTGTACCAACAACTGTTATAGTACTAAATACTTTTGTGCCACCATTTAATATAGCGTTTTTGTCGTCATTTGTCATATTCATAATATACCTCCTAATGTCCTATAAGTTCAAAATCATCGTATTGAACCATATATTGACCTTGATATGTTATAGGTTTTTTAACCAAATCATTGTGATAATAAGTATCTACAACATATTCATCATTAGTTTCATCATATACTTCTACTGTGATAGACATACCTTGACCGGATTGGTCTCCGTGTAAAGCATCCCAGTAAATTTTTGATTGTGCAGGTGTCATAGGAGGAAACCCACACCATATTTTACGTCTATCGTGAGGAAGTATTTTAGTATGTAATCTTCCACTAGCAAGTACATAGGAATTGCCTGCTTGTACAAGCGCTGGTGCAAATTTAAATATATCACGTTTAGGAGAAGGGTTGTTAAATACAACCCCTTCTACCTTTAACCAATACCCTCTAAAATTACTCATATTTGCCATCGTTTATTCCTCCTAAATCTTAACGTAAGTTCTACCATATCTATCTGTTTGACGAGATTGGTATTCACCTTGCCCTTGATATACTTTATCGTTACCAATATATACAACTACATCACCAGTATTGTTATTATTTGTTTGAAGACTTCCTATTGCTCTTGTAATAGTATCTGCAAGTGCAGTAGTCATTTGGTCTTGGTTAGCAACAGCAGTCTTATTACCAATACTTGTAATATATTCGGCTCTACCGTTTTCATTAGCGAAGAATAAATCACCAGAGTCTGGGTAACCACCTTCTGCATACCATTTAACATTAAGTTTTGGTAACTTAGTAGGTAAGTTTAATGCTTTTAAAGCATCTTTAACCCATCCACTTGCTTCTTTAGCGCCATCGGTTGACCATTCTACTTTTAGTTTTGGAAATTTGAAATCTGTGAACCACTGTTTAAGGTTTTCCCACTTTTCCTTTATCCAATCAATACCTTTTTTCCAGTTATCTTTAAATCCTTCCCAAGCATTGCTAAGTTTAGTTCCTAAATCTTCACACCATACTTGCCAGTTAGATTTAATTTCTCCAGTTTTCTCATCAATATATTTACCAGAGTCACCAAGTTTTTCTTTGATTGTTTTATATATTTTATCGTATTCTGTTTCAGCAGCATCTATGTCGTCATCGCGTTTCTTACGTGCGGCTTCAACCATCTTGTTATATTCTTCATCAGTTATAACACCAGCATCTTTTAATTTCTGTGCTTCAAGAACAACGCCTTCATATTCTTCTTTAGCAGTTTCGATTGCTTTGTCTTTAGTCTCTAACGCTGTTTTAAGATATTTGCTTGCTTGTTCTACTTGAATTGTATCTGCTTCTTCACCAATTCTTATAGATAGTTTCTTAAATTCTTCTTCTGTTTCTGAATATGCTCTGGCACCTTCTTCAAGTAAATTATTGTTTATAACAGATAATTGTTTAAGTTCGCCTTCAGTTAATGCACGATTTTCATTGTTTGCTCTATCTATAATTTCAGTTGCTGCTTTTTCATAAGCATCTATATTAGCATTTTTCTCAGTATAGTACGTATCGAATTTAGTTTTTAAATCATTTAAACTTGTTGCAGTATCTTCATCAAGTCCGCTATAGAAAGTATCAATTATTGATTTATTTTCCGCTAAACCTGTTCTAACACCTTCTGTTAATACACTGAAATTAGTTTTTAATTTTTCAATGTCGCTTTCGTCTAATAGTCTAGGCTTGAAATTCAAACTATTTATTAATTCGGAAGAACTCTTCCATTTATCAACTAATGGTTCTAATTTATCCGTAGCCTTTTCGCTGACACCAGCAAACATATCTATTTCTCTAACAGATTTTTTAAAACCTGCTGTAACACCAGCAATAATTGCAATAATTTGATTTCCCGGTATTAATGATAATGTAATTCCAACGCGTTCCATAGCCTTCTCAAACCACGATGCTTCATAAGTTGAGTCGGCTAACGATTTAGCAAGTTTTTCTCCCCACGTTACACCAATAGTTAATGATGCAACAATGGCTGCAATAGGTGCTGCTATTTTTGATAATAGACCCCATACAATTTTAAGACCATTTTTAACAGCGGCTAAACCTTTTAATTCTGAGCCTGATGCACCACTTACAAAAGTTAAGAATTTACTAAGACCTTTACTTATCTTAAATACCGCTAGTGATGTAAGTAAACCACCAACTATAAATTCAATTGCTTTTAATTTACCTTCAGCAGCAGCAATAGCGTTGTCCCATTCATCTGTCTTTTCAGCAAGCATATCGTATCCTGTGATTGCTTTCTTCATTTTATCTAAATCGTCATCACTAAGACCACCGACACCACCAGAGCCACTTCCACCACCTTCAGACTCAACTACATTTAAATCGTCGAATGCTGCAAGTGTTCTTGATATACTACTTCCCGCAGAAGTTGCTGCGCCATCAACATCTTCTAACGCATTTACATAATCTTCCCAATAAGATATATTAGATGTATCAACATCCCAATCTAATAGTTTATATCCAAGCATTTTTGCTAATCGTTTAGCAAGATTGTCGAGTTGCTTTGTAAGAGCCATTATATATGGTAATACTTGCATTACAATAGGTATAAGTACACTACCTAACGAACGAGCAAGTAATTGAAATTGTGTCTTTAGTGTTCTAACAGCGTTTGCAGGTGATATAATAGTACGACCTAAGTCTTTTTGCATCTTAGTAGTACTCTTCATTAATTGAATATATCTTAGATATGTTTTCTCTGCTTGTGTCATTTCATTAACAGAAGTCTTAATACCCATTGAGTATGCAAGTTCTTGTAATGAAGCAATTTGCATTGCAACACCGGCTGTTTGAACTGCTCTAGATTGACCTACAATGGCAGATTGTATCTTTGTCATGGCAGTATCAACACCAATATTTAAGTAAGAACTCATATCGTATGCAAGTTGTGTTAAATTAGTAGCCATTACATAAGCATCATCTGCTGCTACACCAAGCCCTTTTGTTAAGTTGTATAACGCACCTGTGTATTGTAAAACGTTAGTTGGGTCTAGATATAATTCACTAGAAATTTTTTCAGCCCACGCTCTACCTTGTTCTCCATATTCACCAAGCGCTATTGTATATAAGTTTAAAGACTCTTGATAATCAGCGGCTTTATCATATAATTGTCCGAAAAATGATATAAGTCCTCTAACAAAGCCTGTTAATATACGTAATTTAACAAGAGTACCAGTAATTCCACCTAAGAATGCTTTTATACCATTATTAGCACCAGTTGTTGATTTTGCAAATTCATTATTTGCTTCTTCCGCTTCTTTTGTTTCTTTTTTATATGACGCAATTAAATTTGTAAGACCTTTAAAACCAGTTCCTTGTTTTTCAATTTCTGCTCTAGTTTCAGCCCATTTACTTTCACGTGTGCCAACCATTGAAATTGATTTTATATCACCTTTAGGAGCACCAGTTTGTCCATCATAACCGCCTTCTCTAGTTACAGTAAAGTCGCTTCTTGACGAACGTGACATTGCAGCAGCAAATTGCGAATTGTCAAACTTATCAACAATTTTATTAACATTATTATTTAATTGACTGCTCTTTGCAAGAATACTATCAAAACTCTTTGATACGCTTTTAAACGAATTATCGATTTCTTTGACTTGCATTTTTCTAAGTTGTTGTTCTTCTTGCATTTCCATTTCAACTGATTTAGCAAGTTCTTTATTAAATCTTTCACGACCGTTATAAAGCATATTTTCTAAACGTGTCGCGTCTCCCATAGCGCCTGTAAAATCGCCCATAGTGACATCACGTTCTTTTAACATAGCATCTCTAATATTTACTTTATCTAATATGTTTCTAAATGTAAGTGTATCGCTGTTTGTTAATTTTATTTCATCACTTAAATTTGTAAGACTATCTTTAGTCTTATCTATTAATGACCTGTATTTTTCATAACCAGCCGCTATCAATTTAAGCGCTTCACTCGAGTCATCTAAATTCGCTTCTAATTCATCTACATTTGTTGTTAACTCTTCTGTTGCTCTAGCAGCCTGTTCTACCGCTTCATCGTATGCGTCTAATGATTTTCTAGCAGGAGTTGTATCTACATCAAGACGGCTGACTAAATCACCCATCTCAATAGTAGTGTCAAAACGATTGTATAAAAGTTTTATCATATAAAACCTCCAATCTACTCTTTATTTTCAAAATGTTTTGCTGTAGCCCTCATCCAATTATCGAAGAATATTTGTGCGATTAATTTATCGTTTTCAGCCTTTTGTTTAGTTTCTTCAACAGACAATTCTTCATCTGTTTTAATAGCAGAATAAGGTCTTTCAGCATAAGGTAGAGGTTTTGTGGATTTAGAAAAAGGATGCAGTATAGGAGATACTTCGCAAAGTGCCTCATATACATACATCCCTTGTCTCCAATATCCTTCGTCGTCGTGCTTTACTTTTAATTCGTATGCCTCTCTATAATATTTGGTAAGCCAAGGGTCACCAAACCAATATTGGTCATAAGTCATTCCGAAACTCATATAGATTGGACACATTTCATCAAATAAAGCACCTAGAGAAACATACTCTACTCTTGAGTCTTCTTCTCCTTTGCTGGAGTTAGACTCACTGTTTCCCACGATGTGTTTCCCGACTTTTTCTCTTCGTTGTCACCGATTAATGCTTGATAGCATTCATCAATCATATTTTTTAATGCTATGATTAAATCAGTCTTATTTGGACATTCATCATAAATTTCATCAATAGTAGTTTGAGGTACTTTTGGATGATTTTTATAGAATGCACCAGCAAATGCTAATTCAATATTAGTCATTGGTCTGTCTAAGAATTCGTCGAATTTGAAACCAGCACGTTCTAGTAATTTGATACTGTATCTATCATATTCAAGAACGTATTTTTCTCCATTGTGTGTTAGATTTATTTTTGTATTCATATTATCTCATTCCTTTCAATTATGGTGCTAAAGTAGGTTTTGTTGCTTTAATAGGTGCACTTGTTGGTGTAATATAGTTAGTAATTTCAAGTACGCTAGATACGCTTGTTTCAGGTAATCCCATTGCAGATGGGTTTCCAGTGAAGAAGTAAGCATCTGTTAAGCCCGGGATTACAATAGCAAACCAAACTCTTTTACCTAAATCTTTGTTAGTAGTATAAGCAGTCATTAAAGCATCCCATTCAGTAATTAAATCTTCAGTTAAGTTGAATGTGAATTCTAATGCTCCACCCATATCTTTTAAACCATCAATATAAGTTTTGTATTCTCTTTCATCTAGTGTTGTAGTTTCTAGTGTTTCTGGCGATGGGTTTAATGATGGTGTAGATTTAGCACCAGTTAATTTTATATATCCAGTAGTTGGATGTTCTCCACCAGCAGTGTCTTCAACAGCGTAGCAAACATAAATACCGGCAGTAGATAAGTTAATTACAAATCTTTGATAATTAAATTTTTTCATTTTAATTCCTCCTATATATAGTATGTGTATCAATATCCAATTGTCCAACGAAACGCATATAACCAATTCTTATATCATTATCATCGTGTTTCGCAACAATTGGAGTATGACCTAATCTTTTAAGTGCGTGGTATCTTTCACCACGCATATAGTTACGAATTATCGTACATATATTTCTAACATTCTCATTTGCATCCATTGTTTCTGATTGCCCAGCAAGGATTGTAAATTGATATGTTATATTTATAATATGCTCTTTAGTATCATAATATTTAGATACAGCAGAGTTTTCTATTTCATATATTATAACTAATGGATATGTTAATGTAGGAAAATCTTCATACGAAGATTTAACTTCAATATCAGCATATTCTGGATATTTTCTTAATTCCTCTCGTATATCATCTATAAGTTGATATAATAATGTTTCATCGTCATTAAACATCTAGTCACCGTCCTTTACAATTTTTACAAACTCATCCTTTAATTTAGGATTGTCATAATTTTGGTCTCCCATCTCGGAAACAGCCTGATATACAAATGCACCAGCCGGTACACCGTATGTAACACGTTTAAATATCCAATATCCTCGACCTGTTGAGTCATATCTTATACTAGGACCGGAATTATAATCGTTCAGTGCGTATCTGCTTTTTTCTGGGTGAGGTGACTCTAAACCTAATTGACCAGTACCAAACTCATCGTATATAACGTGTGAGCCAGTAGCGTGAACTCTATATCTTCCACCGATTTCGTGTTCTATCCAAAAACCGGTATCGCTTCTATCTTGCGGGTCATTATTAGGTATACTGTTTAAAAAATCACGGTAGTATTCAAGCATTTTATCTTGTAGTTGTTCTGCTAATACATATCCTAAACGTACATCGGCAACACTTATATCTTCCTCAATTACCTTACTTCTATGTCTCATTTGGCGAAACATTTGATTGAAGTTTTTACTATTTTTAGAAGTTGCTGACATTAGATTTACCACTAATTCGTTTGAACACTATTTCACATTCATTTATTGAAGGTTTAGGGTCCAAACATACTTCGTAGTCTGCTGTTTTGCATAGTTCATCATAAACCTCTGGTGGTTTATTTAATATGTATGCTTTATCACCTAAATGATAATATCCAGCGTGTGCGATACTTGTCTTAACAATTATATAATCGTAAGAGTCCATACCACTTGAACCGAATGTAGCAACAGCACCATTTTTACGCCAGTTTTCATATAGTAATATTGGTTCAGAGTATTTTTTAATTCTACCGTCTACGCGCATAATACAAAGATATAATTTTCTTTTATTTCTATGTAATGTCTTCATATACTACCCCCATTTGCTTAATGGAATAATATCTTCAAGCATTGATTTAGGGTATTTATTATCACTACCATATTGTCTCATTATACCATTTTCAGTATGTGAAACTTCACCTTCAGCACCGTTCTTCATAAAACCAGCAACTGTTAGTGGGATAATTTTATCTTCATATTTAATATCGTATAATATAGTATCTGTTGGAACAAATCTTCTACAACGGTTTATAACACCGATTGCTGATTTTAATTCCATAGATAGGACTGTTTCGTCTTTTGGGTATTCAACTTCGTAATAATCTAATACAGCGGTTAACTCTCCGATTAACTCGGATATTGTTTTTGTTTGAGTTGCTGCCATACAATACCTCCTATCTATTAAAATTCTTCGTCTATAATAGATTTAGAATTGTCAATATGTTTATATTTGTTTCTCTTTGATTTGAACGAATTTTCTATATCTTTGATACTTACTTCTGTAGATTTAATGTGTATATTACATTCAATCTTATTATTGGTTGGTTTTAGTCCAAAGTTCCCATTGTTGTAAGTAGGTTCAACTTCTACATAATAGCCAGCGCATTTTACATAGAACTTTTCGTTAATTTTATATAACATTTACTATTTCTTCTTTGAAACAGGTTTTTCTTCAGCAGGAACTTTTTCTTCTTGCTTTTTATCTTCAACAATAGGTTTGTCTTCAACAATAGGTTTGTCTTCAACCTTTTTGTCGTCAACAATAGTGAAACCTAAAGGTGCAAATTGGTTTCTATATGCACCTTCAGTTACAACTATTTCAAATCCGTCCTTTACGACTTTAAGCATTAGGTTAACTCCTAGTTAGCAGTATCTAGAATGTAAACTTCGTTTGCACGTTCAAATGAAGGTAAACCAACCATAGATACTTTCATTTCTACGTTAACTGGGTCATCCATCTTATAAGTAGTAACAGCAATACCTGTATCAACAATACTAACTTGTACTCCACCTTTATTCATTAAGTCACTTTCTTCAGGAGTAGTTCCTAAATGAGTATTTCCTAATGTTCCATCTGGTAAGAATGCAACTGTATCATCAGCGAAATATTTAACTGTTTGTCCTTGTTCATTTACATATACGTTATCATATACATAGAATACAACACCAGTTTCTTCTTGTAAGTATGATAATGCTCTAGCAGAACTTACAGAAGCAATTGAACCACCTGCTAATACGTAAATAGAGTTCTTAATGTTAGTATTCTTAACAATGTTTTTAACAACACTTGAGTTGATGATTGCTTTAGTAATATCAACACCTTGACCTCTCATATAGTCTTTAATTTCATTAACATCAGCAACAATATCAGCAGCAGGGTTAGACCAAGCCTTAGCGTCTGCTAATTGAGTAGCAGATTTCTTTTGAGCAGCAGGAATTCCGAAGTCATAGTTGAATGCTTGTCCGTTACTTGCTAAAGTGATAGTACCACTTTGAAGTAATTCCATTCTCATTCTTTCTAATGAAATTCTAGCAGCAGCAATTAATTTAATTTGGTCATCAAATATTTTAGCAACGATTGTATTAATTAATGCTTTATTTGAAGTTTGAAGTAAAGTATTTAAACTTTGTCTCATTTCTTCATCGATGTACATAGACTCTTTGAAGAATGGCATTTTAGTTGTATATTGTTCAATACCTTCTCTATCTCTACGAATAGCCTTGCTATCGTATGCTGATAATCTTAGTGCAACTGGTTGATTGTTAGCACCTTTTATCCAATCTAATTTAATTCCGATTTCCTTTTTTACTGGGAATAATGTTTCACCAAGCATTGGTTGTCTATTAACATTTTTTTCAATCCAGTAAGCAACTATGTTACTAGCAGTTACTAAGTCAAATAAACTAAGGTTCATATTAAATAGCACTTCCTTCCATAACAATTATTGATGGGATAGCAGCAGTACCAATGTGTGTTAATACAGTAGAGTCAACTTTCTTAGAGTCTACGCAACCAACAACTAGGCAAGTAGCATTTCCCTTTCCGTTAGCGTCTAACTTAACTTCGTGTAAGTTTAAACCAACAGCATTAGTAGTACCGATTGTAAATGCAGTACTTCTATCTTTTAAATCACCTATAATAGGTTCTCCGGCTTTAACAACAGCGTTTGCAGTACCAGATAATTTAACTGGAATAGCAATATAATAAGTTTCTTGACCGATTAATATAGTCTTACGAACGCCGTAATCAGCAACTTTTTCTACCATTTTAATTCATCCTTTCAATTAATTCTTTTTAAAATAATATTCTGGGTCGACGTTACTTGAAGTCATCTCTTTAGCAAGGTCAGCACCGAATTTTCCAACGACGCTTCCACTTGTAGATGGTTTTCCAACGCCTACTCCAAAGCCCCCTAAATTATTCTTATCTGCGTCTGTTTTTCCTTTTTCATACGCATCTTTTACTAACTTATTAATATAAGTAGCAGTTTTTCTAGCGTTATCACTATCAATTTTTGATAATACATCAACCATAGCATTGTAATCTACGTCATCATTTTTAATTTCAAGTGTAGATAAAACACTACTTGTTAATGCTTTAACGCCGTCTACATTTGAACTAACTCTTTGTTGTTCAATTTGTTGTTCTAATTGTTTAATTCTGTCCTTATCTGCTTTGATATCGGCTTGTGTCTTCTCATCAGCAGTTAATTTAGAATTAATTTCTTCTTGCTTTTTAGCAAGTTCAGCATTTTTAGAAGCAATGTCTGCTTTATACTTATTAGCATCTACATATTGACCTGTAGATAAATCAGCAAACTTCTTTCCGCTTAATGCTGTGTTGATTTCGTCGATTGTCATTCCTTCGTGGAATGAGTCACCTAACATTTCTTGTAAGTTCATACATTTCCTTTCCTTCGGGAGATTAAATGACTTCTCTGTCAATACCGAGTAGCAATTATTTAAATCTCCTACTACTTGGAGAAATTTATATAATAACGAAGAGATAAGATTATTTCTTATCTTCTTCGGAATTACCGTTGTTTTTGTCCACATTTTCTTTATTATCTTCGTTTTGTCCACTTGCTTGCGCCATTTCTAACGCTTTTTGTTCTCTTTCTTCTTCTTCAACTTTTCCACGTTCTACCACTTCATTAACTCTATTTGTTAAACCAGACATTGATAAAGCGTCAACTGTAGCAATTCTACCAGTACCAACTAATGTAGCAAATGCACTAGCCTTAGTACCTAAGTTGTCAGTTGTATGTCTACCGATGTTTACAGTAATATCTAAACTATTTATATCACCTGTTAATAGGTTTAACTTCTTTAATATTGCGATAACAACTGAAAGTTGTCTTTGTTTTGCTTTCTTAAAGAATAATTCTTTAAGTTTTGCAACTATTTCTATGTCAGTCCATCCATCTCTCGTAACAACGGCTTGTCCTGTATCTCCACCGTTAGAGTTAGCACTTCTATCTGGAATACCAGTAATAACATTACGTGCATCTTCTAGGAACTTTGTAATACGTTCAGTACTATTACTATCAAGTTTAGGCGCTATAAATTTAGCATCTAAATTACCGCTTACACTCTCTGTACCACCAGCAATTGATAAAAGTCTCTTTTTCTTAATACTCTTGATTGTTTCTTCAGCATCTTCTAAATCGCAACCAATAAGTACAAGTAAACTCTTGATAGTTCCTTCAATATCATCAACCGAGTCGCTTAACACTAAGTTAAGTGCATTCATTACTGAAAGTGCTTCTTCCCAGTCACCAGTTAAGAATAATGAATTTTCATACATTGTAATTGGGTCTAAACCAATTGGGTTATTCATTACTTTTAATTCATTTGTAATCGTACTGTAAATAAATTTATATTTATTTGTAAACATTGTCCAAGAAATTGTTTCCCCGTTTGAGTCAACCGCTTCCATACAAGACATTATTTGAGGATTTCCTACATCTGTACTTTGTACTACGAACGTATTTCTTGGGTCTAAGTAATCAACTACAATTGGAACATCTGGTGTAAAATCTTGTGATATTTCTGAACTAGGTAAAGTTATTTGATACCCAACACCGCATATTGATGAAAATATTTGACTACAGATATCAACTGTAAAATTACTTTCGTAATTTAATAAATCATTTATTTTAGTTGCACTTTCTTGTTTATTTATATCCTTTGCAACGTATTCAACGGGGTTACCGTATGTATAACCAACGATTTGACGTGTAATAGGAAATGCAAAGTTTGCAACAATTTGATTATTTATTTCTGAAGTAGCACCAGCGGATTTAAATAATATATCTTGTTTACCTAAAAATACACCTATTAAATATTCACAATCAGCCTTGTTACAATCATGTATTGCAATAGCCTTTTGAAATACTTCCATTACGTTATCAGGTGTAACTTCACTATAGTTTAGTATTATCTTTCTACGTCCACCGTGAAGAACATTGTAATTTAAAACATTATTTATTTTCTCGATGTGTTCACTACTATCCATCTTGTCACCACCCATCGTGATTATATTATCCTACTACCATAATTATATCATTTTTATAAAAACTCACAAAATGGCATTTTGCGCAATAAAAAAGACGCATTCAGCGTCTTCTTAATATCCAAGTATTGATATATCTGCTATTTTTACAACTGGTCCTCGTCTGTTACCAAGTACATTCGTAATTAAACCAGCCAATGAGTCTGGTGCGTCCAATTTGTTACCGTATTGGCTTTTTATCCAATACTTCTTATAGTTTCCTATAAGTTCAGCATATCTTTTCATCTCTGTTGAGATGTCGAAGTCTCGTGGGAACATTATATCTTCTCAGTTCCTATGCGTTGCTCCTGACTATACTTTGTATAGCCTTCGGTTCTGATTAGCATATCCTCTCGGACTTAGCCTTCCAGTTTAATACTTCGATTATTCACTAGCACATCGCTATGCTAGGCGACAACTGTCTATCGTGTTGTGTTTTTTGAATGCTACCTTCTTTTTGTGACCAATTCCATAATTGTCGTAAGAAAGCCATATATTCTGAGTCTCTAGATAGTATATTTGGGTCTTTAAAATATATTTTCATAGCACCATTTACACCGGTACCACATATCTCAGTTTGACAAGCAAGTATTCTATCCAACTTACGTTGCCGAGTATTTACATTGTGTCTAGTGATGTTACATCTATATCCGCGGTCTTTTAAATCGTGGTCAATCATACTTGCGTAGAAATCTCCACCATTTGCTGCTTCTATACCACATCTACTAACACCGTGTGAAATAATCTTTTCACATACCTTAGGTCTCGATACATTATCCCCGCCAAATTCGTGTATGAATAAAACATCTACTATATATACTTCGTTTCCATATACATATCCAATAGGCATACTCATATAATCGGCACCACCATGCGCAACGTCATTGTATGCAACTATTGTATCAGGTTCTCCTCCCGGCAACTCAGTATAATAAGTAAGATTATTACGTTCAAAAGGTCGTCCATCACGTTCGATACATTCCATTAAATACTTTGCACTAAATATTACGGGGTCTTCTGCACGTTGCATATCCTCATAATATTCAATATCAAAGCCTTTACCATAATCATATATAAAGTTCGACTCGTGACGCTCATTCCAACAAGGAATACTTACAATACGAACTCTATCCATTGTACCTTTTTCACGTGCCGCATTTATAACTCTATTCGTAACATCATAAAGTGACCAAGGTGTATTTACGTGAAGTTCCGGCGCCGTCCTATAAACACCGTCCTTACAAAGACGTTGAACTTTTCTATCCTTCAATGTCGATGTATACATTTCATATAACTTATCAAGTCTATCCTTATTATTCGCTTGCTCAGCATCTTTTACAAGGTCATCACAATAAAGTAAGTTTGACGCTTCAACCGAACCTGTTGTACCAGCATCCACAGACCTAAATGTAAGAGTATGAAATCTCTTCTTACGATTAAAGTCTATAAACGAATATTCCGAATTCTTATTTACAAGAGTAATGCCCGTAAAAATCTGATTAAATCTATATTCATCACTCGTAATAATCTCAAGCAACTCGTTATAAAACGATTGCGTAAGCATCGTAGAGTGTCCACTACCGATAATCGATTGTTCCGGATATAACGCCGCTCTAAATGTTAAAAAGAATAACGAAATCGTACTGTTATGTGTTGGTGTTAATTGTTTACCAGCAAGATATACACCGCCTTCAACTTGAATACAGTTCCCACTTGAACCTTCTGCTTCGTCTATTGATACAACGGAAATTCGTCTTTGCTTTGAGAACACATTCAATTGTTTTCTTTCTAATTGACACGGTATTTCCATTGTTGGATTGAACGATATTGTATACACAACTTGTTTTCCTTTGATGCCACTAGTTGAAGTTTTTGGCGGGTATTCTACCACGCAAGTTCTCCATCCAAATGTATTAACAAGTGACACAAAACTTTCACATAACGACTTTTCACAAGTCGTAAATGTGTATCTATGTTCTTTTCTTCGTAAGGTACCGTCTGTATCTAATAAACCTGCTAATAACTCAAGTCTTTGCTCAATACTTGCTGTTAAATACATAGGTGGTATATACTTTGGTACAGTTTTTCTAGAATGACACATACCAATTTTTTGTAAGTCAAATCTAAGACCTTCAAAGTCGTATGTATAGCATCCTGTATCTTTATGTACCCAAACATTACGCATACCATATCCATCGGCAACAACTTTTCCAATGATTTTCGCATCACCTTTATCACCTGTTATATAAGGGTTAGTATTTGTACCATCACCAAGCCAAGCACCAAAAGTATATGGTTTTACCGGTAAATCAATGTATTCACCTTTTACAGGTTCTTTCAATGGTAATTGAAATCTATATCTATGACCATCTTTAAGTTTTCCAATCATATATTCAGTCTCAACCGTTTTGTATGTTCTTGTATGTCTATCATAAACGACCCATTCGTGTTGCTTATGACATTCTAAAGTCTCGCCATTACTAAATGTGATTTTATGTGTCGTCTTTTGCTTCTCATTTATCGCTAATACTTTAACAAAATCACCTTTTTCATTTAAAACATAATCACCAACTTTTAAATCTCCGTGATACTTCCAACCATTCTTCGTCAACACTGGTGTTTTATCCGCTAGTAGTTTTCCAGTTCTCGGCGGCATATTCAAGACTAATAAATCTAACTTATCGTCTTCAAAGTCCTGAAACGCTTGCATTATCCCGTGATGCTCGAGCACTTTCATACGAGGCACATAATATTTCTTATCCACAGGTCTATTCCATTCAAGCGCGATACAATATGACCTAAAATCACCCATACGTGCCTTCGCATCATACGCACTTAACGCGGACCTCAAAAAGAAGTCACTATTTTCATCAAACTCTGGATTTCCGAGGCTGTGTCCAATTACTTCATCCGCCCATTTAAATACCTCTTCACGATTACCGTCCGCTTCATATTCTTTCATAAGCGCCGCCGCACCTTTTACGTATGCCAGCGACTCCTTATTACTAATTTCACCTAAAAGTGTTCGTAACTCATCTATTTTACGCACTTTATCACCTACTTATCCACAAAATCTGCATCACTCGTAGGTCCGACTTCAACGACATTCGCACGTTCCTTTAAAAGTTCTTCACGAAGTGCCTTAATACCTTCGACTGTAACACGTTCATTCGCGCGCGTATGACGAACCGTAGTATCAATCTTAACTTGACGACTATTATCCATTCCATAATAATTCGCCGCCGTAAACATATAAGTCGCAGGATTTATCTTATTATTCATCGCACCATTTTCTATAACCGTATGTATATAATCAAGCGCGGACCTAAATAATCCACAATATTCACTATCAATATCGTCCATATATTCCTTATATAACTTATATGTAATACCCAAATACATACATAAACCTTTTATACTGGGTATCTGACCGAATTCTTCACAAAGGTCAAGATATTCACGAATATCCTTATCGACTTCATCAACAGTACCAAGACCTTTATTATCACGACCTCTTTTAAGACCTTTATCACGGACTCTACGATTGAATTCAATAAAATCGGGGCTTTTCCAAAAGTTTCTTCGTTCTTCCGAAACCATTTTCATAACCGCCATTTTATCTTTTTCTCTTTCCGCATCCCTATCGAATTTTTCGTATTCTAAACCATCAAAATTTAAGTTACTGCTCATCCGTCCACATCCTTCCTTTATATTACCTTATTATACACCAAAGGACAAAATTATACAAATAGGCACAAAAAGAGCGGCTCCTCACCGCTTTCAGTTCCATCCTTATATATGTATGTAATCAAGTGTGATAGGATGTAAGAACAATACACATATAAGATGAAAAAACTACTAATCAGAGTACCCTTGTACTCTAAATACATTATACCACGACAACAAAAATACACCAAATCGATGATAAAAATTAATGTAAAATACAACTCGAGTGACAAGTTACTTTACACTTACTTTACACTTTTAACTGGCAACCGTGGCAACCGTAAAAAGTCAATTTTCACACAATTTTCACAAAAAATTGCAATTTTTCATCAATTTTTTACAATTTAATTAAATTACAATTTTTAACAAAAATTGCACTAAAAATGCTTAATTTTTACGAACAACTGTTCGATTTTAGCCATTTTGCGTTGCCTCCGTTGCTCTTCCGTTGCTCTTCCGTTGCCACGCGAGCCCCCGAAATTACGTTGTTTTTTAAAAATGGCAACGGAGGCAACCAATTTTTTTAAAAAACATTAAAATAAATTGTAAATTGCGATTTATATTACAATTTTTACAATTTTTCTATATATGTTGGCGATTTTTGCGTTGCTCCGTTGCTTTTGCCATTTTTTAACGTTTTTTCGGGGGCTCGCGTGGCAACCGTCTCCGTTGCCTCTCCGTTGCCTCCGTTGCCACCTCTTTTTTAGCCTTTACTTTACACTTACTTTACACTTTGCTTTTTTCGTGATTTTTAAGAGAAAAGTGGACAACAATAAAAGATAAAAAAAATCAGACTACAATAATCACTTTTTATTTAAAGGGCGCTCGGGTATTTTAAAAAATTTTTTTAAAGTTGATAAAGACACCCCCTACCTTTAATTTAATAGGCTCTCTAAGGTCATTTTTAAGCGATTTAAGCGACTTTAGTATAAAAGTAGATAAATTATACCTTTTTAGAGTAAACTCTTCTTAAAATCGATTTAAATAGGTAATTAGAGGATAGTTAGGTTTTTATACAACATTTGATGATATAGTTGAGGGTTTTATACTGCAGTTGACTGTTTTAGTACAACATTTGTTGGTGTTTGTATTGATTGTTGAATGGGTGCTCCTATTTTTAAAATTTGCTCGAGGGGTTGGAAAAAAACGCTCAAAAAATTTTTTTCTAGGGCACTCCCACCACCATAAAAAAATATTAGAAAAAATATTTTACCATTTAAAACGCTTTTTTTATTTTAGAAAAAACAATTTGCAATTTACTTTTAAAACTTTTAAAACGCTTTTTTATTTCAATTTTAAAACGCTATTTTAATAAAAAATAACTATAAAAAAATTACTATAAACTATTAAAAAATAGTTGAAACGGCGCCCGAAATATGTTATACTATGTATAACAAGTAAAGAAAGGGCGTGTTAAAAATGATTAAAAAAATAATACTTGTTAAAAAACCAAAAAACGAATATTTGAAAGGCGACGCTGTAATAGACTTATTTCAAGTTATAGCACACGATACTAAAGCGGTATATATAAAATACCTAGTAAAGAATAACGGCGACTTAAAAGAACTTTGCTACATATCACGCGAAGACTTAAAAGAACGTTTCAAAAAACATTTAAACGAATATGTTTTTAATAATCTTGACGAACTAGACAACGCTATATCAAACGACTATTTCAAACTAAGAAAAAAACGTTTTGAGAACGTTGGCGACGTAGATTATACATACGTATTAATTTAAAAGTGGATATAGGTGGTGCGTGGTATAGCGCGCCGCCTGATATACCAAAAAAAAACAAAAAAAGTGAGGGATAAAAATGAATAATAATAATAACATAACATTAGAAAAAAATATCGTACTAGACGCGTACGTTAACCGCGTTAAAAATGAAATAGAATACGTTAAAAAACTTGATAATAAATATGAGTTTGAACTAATACATAACGACTACTGGGATGCCGGTTTCTATTTACTAAGAGTTAATTACAACGGCGTTAATTTTATATCAGTATATGAAAGTATCGACTGCATATATAACCGCGTGCGTGGTTTATATGCTGCTGCATATATACATAACTTAGACGCTGACGCTAGCAAGTGCTAGCGCCTTGCGTTATTATTTATGGAATGAGGTTTTAAAATGAAATACGAATATTATATATTTAAAATAAATAAAGAACAAACAAACAATAACGGCGCTTTTAAATATCGCTACTATTTAGGTGATAAAGAACTTAAGAAAGACGCGTTTATAAAATATTTACGTTATA